TTGTGCTGGATCTCAATGAGAGTAACGGCACCGTGCGGCTCGGCTTGAGTATCGGGCAAGATCCCGGGCGGTTGGATGCCGACTGGACGTTCAAAAAATCGGCTGTGAAGGTTGAAATCAAATCCCAGCGCGAGTTCGGAATAAGCTGGCATTCGTTTTTGTATTTCGTGAAAGTGCAGAAAGTTTTCTATTCGATTTTGCAGGGGAAGTACACGGAGCCGTGGTAACGTGGCAAAGCAGGTAGCAAAATTTCCTGAGAAATTACGGTTCTTATTCACGCCGAGCCGCTATAAAGTTGCATACGGCGGCCGCGGCAGTGGCAAGAGCTGGAATTTCGCCCGGGCGCTTCTGTTGAAGGGTGTGAACGAAAAGCTCAGGATTCTGTGTGCTCGCGAGGTGCAGAGATCGATCAAAGACAGCGTCCACAAACTGTTGGAGGATCAAATCCAGGCGCTGGGGCTTGGGAGCAAATATATCGTCTTGGAGCAGGAGATTCGGGGCATTATAGGCACCGAGATTATTTATGTCGGGCTGGCGACGCAGACTGTAGAGTCGATAAAATCATATGAAGGCGTTGATATCGTATGGGTAGAGGAGGCGCAGGTCATATCAAGCCGCAGCTGGCAGATCCTGATCCCCACGATCCGCAAGGAGAAATCAGAAATCTGGGTGTCGCTCAACCCCGAGTTAGACCTGGATCCCACATATGTTCGGTTTATAAAAAACACACCGCCGGACACGCAGTTGGTGGAGGTTAACTGGCGCGACAATCCGTGGTTCCCGCGGGTTTTGCAGGCAGAGCGACTTCATGACAAGGCGACGCTCCCGGACAGCGAATATAACCACATTTGGGAAGGAAGGTGCAAGCCAGCCGTTGAGGGTGCGATCTACTACGGGGAGATCACGAGCGCCGAACTAGGCGGACGTATACGCTCCGTGCCTGTGGATCTAATGCTCAAAGCGCACGTGGTGATCGACTTAGGCTGGAATGACGAGATGGCTATAATAATCGTGCAGCGTCTCGGTGCTGAGATCAGAGTGTGTCACTACATTGAGGACCACCACCGCACCTTGGCTAGCTACAGCAATCAGTTGCGGGAGATGGGGTACAACTGGGGCAAAGTCTGGCTCCCGCCGGCGGACGGTTTTTCTAAAGATTTCAAAACGGGAAAGGGCGCCGATCAGATTATGACTGCCCTCGGTTGGACAGTTGCAAAAAAAGAAGAGGTCGCTGATCTTGGAGTAGAAGAAGGAATCCGGAACGTCCGCATGACGTGGCCCAGGATGTATTTCGATAAAGATAACACGGTTACACTTCTGGAACGGCTCAAACGCTACAACCGGAAAATCAATCGGCAGACTTTGACAGCCGGAACGCCACAGTCCGATCACAGTCGTCACGCGGCTGACTGTATACGGTATATGGCTGCAAACATTGACAACATGCACAACGAGACGGAGCGCCGGCCGAGAAAGCCTGTGATGTCGTTCGGCGTGCTGGACGAGGCAGTAGGATACTGATGACAAACGCCATCCAGATCCAGAGGCAGAAAGCATACGATGCCGACGAGTACGACGAGAAGACGCCCAAGGAAGAGTCCGAGGAGGACGGGGCGATTGAGCGACTTACGGCGTCGGTGCTGAAAAAGCGGGAGATCGCCATTTTGGCGCGAGCGGCGTGCGGGATCGAACGGGATTGGCAGGAGGACGAACTCGCGTATGACGGCGAAGATGAGTACGGCAAGTTGACGCGGATGATAGACTACGCTGCGCAGACCGCTCCGATGCCGCAGTCTCATCAAAGCCCTCGGCGGTCGCGGGTGGTGGTTAATGTCATAAGGGGCAAATGCGAAACGGCTTCTGGGCGGTTCGTCGAGATCCTTCTGCCGACTGACGACAGGAATTGGGGCCTGAAATCAACTCCGATACCAGACCTGCCGGCACTGCTGGAAAACGAGGCTCCCGTCCGGGACGTCGAAACCAAGGATCCCATCCTCGACAGGAGCGGGAAGCAGATGGTGGTGGCTGATATCGCTATCAGCGACAAGCGGATCGCAGATCAGAAAATGGCGGGGATGGAGAATAAGATCAACGACTATTTAACTGAGTGCGACTATAACTCGGAATGCATGGACGCGGTTGAGAAGGCCGTGCGGCTCGGGACTGGAATCCTAAAAGGCCCGGTTCCGTCGGGGAAGGTGAATCGGCGTTGGGATTCTCAGTCCGAGACGGCAGAGAACGGGGAGCCCGTGGTGGTGCGGGTGCTGACGATGGAGAAGAGCCTCACGCCGATATCATACAGCGTGGATCCGTGGAACATATTCCCCGATCCCGATTGCGGGGACGATTTCCGCAAGGCGGGGTACGTGTGGGAGCGAGGGACTGCCAGCCCGAGAGATCTGCGGGACTGGCTCACGCAGCCAGGATACCGGGAGAAAGCGATCAGGGATGTACTCGATCAGGAGCCGCAGCGGCTGACGGCAGCGCCCGACAAGGACGACAACAATCCGTACCGGCTGAGATACAATCACATATCCAGGGGTAGCACGTATGAAACGTGGGAGTTCCGGGGCGATCTGGACAAGGACGACCTGCTAGAGTTGGGATGTGCGTGCGACGAAGCCCTGACAAGCAGCGTATCTGCGGTTGTCTTACTGGTCAATGACATCCCGATCAAGGTTGAGCTAAACCCGCTTGAGACGGGCGAGCTGCCGTATGACTGGTTTGTCTGGTCCCGTCGATCCGGGGTTCCGTGGGGAAAGGGCATCCCGCGACAGTTGATGTGGCAGGGGCGGATCATGATAGCCGCGTGGCGTGCGATGATGGACAACGCGGGCGATTCGGCCGGGGCTAATTTTGTGGTAGGGGACGGCGTTGAGCCTGCCGATGACGAGTGGACTGTAGGCGGGAAGAAATTGTGGCGTGCGACAGGCGATGTGGATGACGTCAATAAAGCGTTTGCCCAGTTCCAGATAGCGAACAATCAGCCGGAGTTGCAGGCCATCATCGACATGGTATTGCGGTTTATGGACATGGAGACGTCTATCCCGATGATATTCCAGGGCGAGAAGGGCAAGTTGCCCGACACCCTGGGAGCCACGAACATTCTCGTGGATAGTAACAACGTTGCACTGCGAAGCCGAGTCAGGCAGTGGGACAGGCGGGTTACCGATCCGCATTTAACGCGGTACTACGATTGGGAGATGCAGTTCGGGGAGGACGACGATATCAAGGGCGACTACAAAGTTGACGCTCGAGGTGTGAGCGTGCTGCTGGCCCGGGATCAGGAAGCGAACGACATGAAGGAGATCATCGCTGCCAAGGCCGATCCGGACATCAGCGCGATGGTGGACTGGGAGCTGCTCATGCGGCAGTATTTCAAGGCCCGCAAGCTGGACGTTTTATTGCCGAAGGAAAAGGTCATCGAGAACAAGCGGGCCAAGGAAGGACAGCCGCAACAGCCGGATCCCAAAACGCAGGGCGCTCTCCAAGTGGCTCAGATGAGAGCGCAGGGAGATCTCCAGAAAGCGCAGTTGGTTCAGCAGGCGGACATGGCCGAGCTTCAGTTGCGGGCTCAGATGGCGCAGGACGACAGGGCACACGAGCGTGAGATGAAGATGTTGGATAGGGATATAAAACTAATGGAGTTGGCGTCTAAGCAGGGGATCGCACTGGACAAGATCAAGGCGGATCTATCAACTAATTCGCAGAGACTCAGGACCCAGGTGGCGCTGGCCACCCAGGAAACCAATGCCGCCGAGCAGGTGGCGACACCTCCGACCGAGCCGCCAGGACGAGCGCAGGAGGGAAAGGCGTTTCAGCAATGATGATGGAACCAGGAAAATTTTATTGTCACGAGAAGGGGCGCAAGATATCGGTATCGGGCGAGGTCCATACGCACAGGTGGGGCAAGTGTCTGGTAGTTGAGGAGACGGACAGAACCGGGCATTCTGTCAGCGTGGTGCAGCAGGACACGATGCCAGACATGGGCACGGGTTGGGTAGAGATCGGGATGCACGAGTTTCTCAGCGGGTTCGATCACGTGTCATGTGACGGTTGTGACGCGTATATCGTAAAGGGACAGCGGTACGTGATGTCAGATGAAGGGGTGTATCATTCAAGGTGTTACAGGACGGTGATTGCCGATGGTGTGCGTGCTGAGAAAGTGGAAGAGATTATTAAGTAGAACGCCAGAGCCGCTTGTTGTAGGCGACATGGCCCAGGACGGCAGGCAGGGGCGACTGGATCTCAATTCGGACACGTGGGCCCATGTGGTTTGGTTTGCCAAAAAAAGGATTGAAGACCTGAGGGAGAGCAATGACTCCGCAGCCAAGGGGGACCGCGAGACGGTACTGATTCGCGGCCAGATAAAAGCGTGGAAGGAAGTCATTTCGATGCCGGACGTAGAGATACGCACCGCCAAGCGAAAAGGCATTCTGAGCGATGATGATGATCTGAGGTTTGCGGGCTATTGATATACGTTTTTAACAGGGCCGGGTGAGACCGCCCCAAGACTATCCCGCCCGAAAGCCGGGAAGGAGAAACTTACGATGCCGGAAGAAGCCGAAAACATCACCGAAGAAATGTCGGAAGAAGAATATGCTAAGATGCGCGATGAAGTCGTTGCTGAGATAGAGGCCGAGGAATCCGGGGAGACCGCCCGGGTTGTCGATGCCGAACCGGAACTGGAGCCGGCGCCGGAAGGACCGCAAGATCCTTGGGCTAATGTCGATCCTGGAATCAAGGCTATGTACCAAGATCTGTCCGGTAAGTTCGAGCAGAGCAGCGAAGCGTTGCGTCAATCCGAGTATCGGCTGAAGCAGGCCGAGAGCCGTATCGGTGGTATTACCAACGAACTCGCAAAGGCACGTAAGGCGGCAAGAGACGCTACGGTGGCCCCGACCGAATCTCAGATGCAGCAGGCCGCAGAATCGAGGGCAAAATGGGAAGAACTGAAGAATGACTTCCCCGAATGGGGCGAAGGCGTGCAGGCACTTGTAGCCCATGAACTGGCCGAATTCCAGAAGGCAAACCGTCCGCAACAGCCGGTTGCGGTGGATGTTTCAGCAGTTGAACGGCGTGTAAGAGCCGGGCTGGAAACAGAGTTCGAGAAACGGATGGAACTCAAGATGCTGACGTTTGCACATCCGAAATGGCGGGACACGGTGAAATCGGCGGAGTATAAGACGTGGCTGTCCGAACAACCCGAGGATGTCAGGAAAATGGCGGAAAATGGAGAGACGGCGGCGGAAGCGGCTCAAGTGTTGAGTATGTACGCCAACAGGAGTGCCAAGAAGACGCCAGAGCAGATAGCGGCGGATCGTAAGGACAGGCTTCAGAGGAGCACTGTTCAACGCACGCAGCCTGGCCCGAAACCGAAACCAGCAGGCGAGATGACTGACGAGGAAATCAGACTGGCCGCCTGGAATGCAGATTGAAGAGAGGTATATCATGGCTATTCAGCAATATGGAACTGTAGCAAGCAGAAACCTGATCGTTGCCGAGGCGAAGATGCTGAAGTATGCGGAGCCCATTCAGGTTCTAACAATGTTTGGCACCCAGAAAGAGCATCCCAAGAGAAAGACCGATACCATCGTATTCCGGCGTTTGAAGCCGTTCAATGCGACCGCAACCGAGGTGCCGAATATCACGGCAACCGATTTCCTGACGGCAGAGGGCGTGACGCCTACGGCCCACACGATCAGTTATACTGACGTGTCGGTTACCCTGAACCACTATGCAGTTCTGTTCAAGTTCTCCAGCAAGGCCGAGGAGATGTACGAGGACGATATTCCTAAAGACATGTATAAACAATCCGGCGAGACGCTGGCCGAGGTGGCGGAACTGGTCTGTTACGGGCAGCTTAAGACCGGCCCGTCGGTGATCTACTCCAACGGAGAGAGCAGGGACGCCGTGAACACCGCCATCAGCCTGAACGATTTCAGGCTGGCAGCAAGGACTATGGAGAGCAACCGGGGACGGAAGATTACCGAAGCGGTAAAGCCCGGACCCAATTTCGGGACCTCGTCTGTTGAGAGATCCTACATTGTGTTTGTCCATACGGACATGATGGCGGATATTCGGGACGTCCCGGGAATTACCAAGCGTGTTGACTACGGGACTGCAATCAAGCCTGTCCACCCGAGAGAAGAGGCAGCGATTGAGGATTTCCGGATCATAACGTCGCCACTGCTTGCACCCTGGTTGGCGAGTGGATCCGCAACTCTCAACGGGATGGTTTCCGCAGGGAGCGCCAATGTTGACGTTTATCCGGCAATCGTAACAGCTGCAGACGCATGGGGCCAGGTATCGCTCAAGGGGCGCGGTTATTCGTCCATAAGACCGACGATCTTATCTTCACGGACGATTTCCCACGCGAACCCGAGCGGCATGTTCGGGTACGTCGGCGCCGACTTCTGGACTCAGAGCGTTAGGCTGAACGACAACTGGATGACAAGAATCGAGGCAGGGGTTACCAATATCGCCGGTTAACAACCTGGAATAACTACAGATTAAGCAGATGCCGGGTATGCTCGTCCGGCTGAAAGAAAAGACCGCGTGAATCATCCGCGGCATTGAAGGAGAAGAGCAATGGCAAAAATACAGAGTTACATCGACATGGCGCCTTCGCAGAGAGCGAGGCGTGCCATGCGAGGAGTGTTCACGAAGTTTCTGAACGATGACGATCCGACGACTTTCAAGACGATCACGTTTGGAAATGTTGCGGAGGGTGCAGACGGTATTGTGTTTGCCGATGGGTACCTGGGACACACCATCAGGACGGGAACTTACCAAAGCACAGCGGACGGAGGCGTGACGCTAACGTCCGGGAACGATTACAACGCGGCGTTCCTGGCAGACGATTCGGGCGCCAATATCGGAGCGAGTGTTCGGAACCTGCTCGGGAGAACCCTTTTAACCTTCGATCAGTCTGCCGGTTCCATCAGATCGGTGATGGGGCAATTGAAGATGCTTACCGGCATTGACGTGGCGACCGGTGTTTACACAGCGGTTCAAGGGTATCTGGAACTGGCCGGTACTCATGCGGTATCGAGCGGGGCCACCCTGTCGGGCATGGACGTTTCCATCGAGTTCGGCGGAACTGTCACGGTAGCCAGCGGCGGCGTTCTGGCCGGTCTTCGTATCGAGACAACCGGCACCGGCACGATTGCAGGGGCCGGTGAAACCGCGGCGATCTACATTGAAGATTCCGGAACGGTAACAGACTGGCCTGTAGGTGTTGACATCAACAACTGTACCATTGGTATCGACATCGGGGCGGCCACCACGGGCATCAACGTGTCCGGGGCTACCACGACCGGTATTTTACTGGCCGGGACTGCAACCGACGGTATTTCGATCACCGGAATTTGCACCGATGCCATTCACATTTCGGGAGCCAACACGGCAACCGGGCTGCACATCTCAGGCGATCAGGTTGTCGGGACGTTGTTTGCAACCACCGCCGCCGCAGACGCAGCGCACCGCGTGACGATCCCGACGGGCATCACGCTCGGAGCGGGCGTTGACATCAACGCCACGAGTACCGGAGTAGTCACCTCGGGATTGACGATGCAGGGTACGGGCACTTTCACCACCGGTATTACACTGTCGGCAACGGCCATCACCACTGGAATATTGATCTCGGCCACAACGGTTACCACCGGTATTACGATCTCATCCGCCTGTTCTGGAGACGGTATTTTGATTTCCGGGGCTAGCGCAGATGGCATTCATGTGTCCGGGGCGACGACAGCCAATGCAATTCATGTATCTGGGGATCAGGTTGTCGGATTTCTATTCGAGACGACGGCGGCCGCAGACGCAGCGCACAGGATTACCGTTCCTACCGGCATTACGTTGGGTGCAGGCGTAGACATGAACTGTACCAGTACCGGAGTGGTTACATCCGGATTAACCATGCAGGGCACAGGGACGTTTACCACCGGCATTACGCTGTCGGCGACTGCGATCACCACCGGTATTTTGATCTCCGCAACCACGGTGACAACGGGCATTACGATTTCATCCGCCTGTTCTGGGGACGGGCTTTTAATTTCCGGAGCCAGCGCAGACGGTATTCACATCTCAGGTGCAACCACGGCGAACGCGATTCACGTGTCTGGCGATCAGGTGATAGGATTCCTGTTTGAAACCACCGCCGCTGCAGATGCTGCTCATCGGGTAACCGTTCCTACCGGAATCACGCTTGGGGCCGGGCTGGACATCAACTGTACGTCTACCGGAGTGGTTACGTCCGGGTTGACGATGCAGGGCACCGGAACCTTTACGACTGGCATCACGCTGTCCGCCTCGGCCATCACGACAGGCATTCTGTTGTCGGCAGGTGCGATGACGGACGGAATTCTGATTTCAGGAACCACTCCGGCTGACGGCATTCACATCAGTTCCGCGTGTTCTGCCAATGGCATCCATCTGGCAGGCGCAACGGCTGTGAACAACATCTACATCGGGCATGTCCAGACGAACGCGGCTACAGGTCTTCAGTTCATCGCCGCATATGCAGGAAGTTCGATAGTAACTGGGACGTATCAGAGTACGGCGGATGGAGGTGTGATCCTAACCTCCACCAACGATTACAACGCGGCTTTTCTGTGCGACGATTCCGGTGACAACATCGGGGCCAGCGTTCGGAACGTACTGGGTAGAACCCTGTTGACAGTCGATCAGTCAGGCGGAAGTATTCGCAGCCTGATGGGCCAACTGAAAATGCTCACGGACGTTGATCTTGCTACGGGTGTATATGCCGGCGTTCAGGGGTATCTGGAATTCGTGGCAGGCAATGACGTTCAGGCCGGCGGCAAGGTGGCGGGGATTGATTCGTCGATCGAGGTGGCAGACGGTGCTACCCTGGTGGTTGACGCCAGCGGAAGGTTGTGCGGCCTGCACTGCGAGCTGACGGCTGGCGACGGGGGTACCGGTATAGTGACTCAGACCGGTGATTGTGCCGCCATCTGGATCGACACTGCCGGAACCATTACAGACTGGAAAGTCGGCATTGACATCAACAACACCACGACGGGAATTGACATAGGGGCCTGCACGACAGGCATCAACGTGTCAGGAACCGTCACCACCGGGATTGCGATTGCAGGGGCGAGCACGCACGGCATTTACATCACGGGCGCGTCGGCGACTGCAGGAATCGGGATTACCCAAACCCTGGCGGCAAACGACGATCATGCGCTCGAAGTCATCACCACCACGGCGGCGACCGGAAACTCGGTCAGGCCGATTCACATGGTAAGCACGCTGACGGGTCCGGGCGCTGTAGGCGGGCGGGCTGAATTCGAGATGACATCCAACGTGGCTCTTGGCGGTTGGGCGAACGCTCTCAAGGGTTACTTCAACATGGGTAACTCCTGCAGCGTGAGCGGTCTCGGGTCTGCGATCGTTGCCGAAATGCTGTTGCCCGGGGCGTCGCTTGCGGGCGTCGGCAGTTACGGTGTGCTGGAGATTGAACTGGTCACCCAGGCAAACGGGCTGACAGGCGGGGCGCCTGTGGCCTTCCAGTGGATGCAGGTGTCGGGTAACAGTACGGCAACGGCAGACTGGGAAGATACAGGGTACCTGATGATTATCAAGGGACTCAATGAGGGTACCGGCAATATTTACTCTGCCGGTGCGGATGTTATTGCCGCTGCAACTCTGAGAATTCTGGTTGGCACAACTCCGTATTACCTGATGTTGGCTGCCGGAGAATCAAACTAAACAGGTTCACAGATCGCGGGATAGGGTCCATGGCTCGACAAGGCTTGTTCCTGGCAGGCTTTCCCGCGATTAACAACCAGGAATACTACAGGAGGTATTATCATGTTACTGAGCGTATTGGATCGGATAATTTTATTGAACGGTGTTCTACCAAAGGAAGGTTCGTATCAGAATCTCAAGCTGCTTCGGAAGACGAAAGAGGCTTTATCCTTCGACGAGGAGGAGAACAGAAGGCTTTGTTTCCGAAACACCGACACCCAGGTGAGATGGAATCAGCATGTCTATGTCAACAAGGCGACGGGGGATATCGTTGAGGTATCGCCGGACTTGCTGGTTACCACGCCTGACTTCGTCGAGAAGATGGTGGCGAAGAATCCGGAGGCGTTTGAGATGGAAGAGGCCGTTCCTTCCAAGGAGTTCGACATCGGCAAGACTGTTACCGGCCTGATCGTGTCCGCTCTGGAGTCTCTGGACAAGAGCGGGAAACTGACTGAAAACCATTTTGAACTCTACGAGAAGTTCATTCCCGAAGAGAAAGGCGAATGAGGTGACACAATGACCATTAATGCCAACAGTGAGATGATTAGGGGCGGGACTATGTGCCTGTCGAAGGCCGGGTTGGGTATCGGCAGCACTCCTGCAGAACTGTCGATAGCAGCGCCGAACGGAGCCGGTGTTGACTACGCGATCAACGGGGTGATGTATCATCTGGCCGACGACGCGACTGTCGCGGTGACTGCCGCAGCAGCACAGGCCGCGCTGACAACGTGCATCTATCTTGTGTGTCTGGATTCGAGCGGAACCCTGTCAACGGTTAAGGGCACCGCAGTGACCACCGCCGACATTACGAGCGGTAAGACGCCGCTGACGTTTCCGCAGCCCACCGCGAACACGTGCCCGATAGGGTACGTGAAGGTTGTCACAGCGTCCGGGTACACGTTCACCGCCGCAACCACGGATTTCGACGCAACGGGCATAACGTCCACCTACACGGACATTCTTGCCGTTCCCGCAGCGCCGATAGTTTCGTAAACCAAGAAGCAGGGGTCGGCAAGACCCCTGCTTGAATAGGGGATAATATGAAATCAGAAGAGGAAAAGAGGATCGAATCCTTGCAGAAGGATCTTGACAGGCAGAAAGCCGCTCAGGAGAAGACCGCCGAGCAGTTGGCCGCCATGAGAAAGGACATCGAGGAGGACATGAAGGCCCTTCGGGCAGAGAGGGAGCGCGTGTCCAAGATGATGGAGATGTACGAATCCGGCCAGGAAAGCCCGATGCAGATATCGGAGATAGGCAGGGGAAAGCCGGTAGAAAGGGTATCTGAAAACCCAGCAAAGGACATCGAGCTGGCCGAGTTCATGAACCAGCTGGTTGACATTACGATTTCTCCAGGCCGTTCGGAAGAAGATCTGCCCGTGGTTGTTTTTACAGTGAACGGTATTAACCAGGCCGTTGTACGGGGCGTATCGAGCAAGATAAAACGCAAGTACCTGGAAGTCCTGGCAAGATCTCGTACCACAACCTATACGCAGAGGACCAATCAGAACGATCTTACGGATATCGAGTTGGTTCCCATGACGTCGGTTGCATATCCGTTCCAGATAAATCACGATCCGGATCCCAGGGGTTTCGCATGGGTGAGAAACATCCAAGCGCAGCCGTGAGGTGGCAATATGACGTTCCTTCAATTGTGCCAGAGGTTGCGGAAGGAGGCCGGCGTGTCTGGTACCGGGCCTTCCGCGGTTACCGGACAGACGGGGGAATATCTCAGGCTTGTAGACTGGATTACGGCCGCCTACGAAGACATCCAGAACGCCCATAAGACGTGGCGGTTTCTACGCGCCGAGTTTAGTTTCTCCACCATAGCCAGCACCCAGGAGTATACCCCGGCAGCGGTGAGCATTACAGATCTTGCTGTGTGGCGCAGGCAGGATATGCGGGTGTATGATTCCGAATCCGACGAGCAGTTCCTGCATTATCTTCCCTGGAGCGATTTCAGAGTCAATTACAAGTTCGGCAATAACAGGAGTTCAGAGGGCAGGCCGAGCGTCGTCACCGTCAAGCCGGATAACAGCCTTGCATTGTGGCAGATTCCGGACGATGTGTATACGATCGACGGAGAGTATTACAAGTCCGCAGACGTGATGGAGGCGAACAGCGATGTGCCGATCTTCCACGAACGGTTTCATCTCGCCATTGTATGGAGGGCCTTAATGTACTATGGCGGGTATGAAGCTGCTGATGAGCGGTATTCTCACGGGCAGAACGAATTTAGACGGTTGAAGCGCCAGATGGACGCGAGCGAACTGGACGATCTCGGGTACGGAGATCCACTTGCATGACGACGATGCTTCATAATGTGAAAGTCAATACGGAATACACTCGGTTCAGGGGCGGTATTGACTTGGAATCTCCGGCCATCATAATGGATCCCGGCAAGCTGCTGGCCGCCAATAATTACGTTCCCGGCGTGGAGGGCGGGTATGAACGCATAGACGGCTACGAGCGGTTCGACGGAAGAACGTCGCCGTCGTCAGCTTCTTACTACTATTGTCCGTGCACGTTCACAGCCGGGGGTCCGGCAGTCGGCAACACCATAACCGGTGCAGACAGCGGCGAGACGGCCGTGGTGATTGTCGTCGGAGATGATTATATCTGCGTGACGAAACTGTCGGGATCATTGACGGCAAACGAGGTGTTCAAGGTAGGAGGGGTTGCCAAGGGCACGTTTACAGCCGCCCAGGTAGAAAACGGACAGACGACTTCGCAACTTCACGCGGCAGCCCTTAATCTTACAGCCGATGTATACAGGGCCGATATAGCAGCGCCGACAGGAAGCGGTGCTGTTCGCGGGCTGGCTATCCTGAACGGGGTTTTGTACTGCTTTATCGACAATGCCGCCGGGACATTCGGGGCGATATACAAACAGTCCACAAGCGGATGGACGGCGGTTGCGCTTCTGCATGAGATCAGTTTCGGTGCTGGAACCGGAGAGATATCGGACGGAAACGCCATCACGCAACTTGTGAGCGGGGCAACCGCGGTTGCCAGCCGGGTCGTGTTGGAATCCGGCACGTGGGCGGGCGGTGACGCGGCGGGCAGGTTGATACTGTCTACAATCACAGGCACGTTCGATGCGACAAACGACATCCAGGTGGGCGGCGTTACAAAGGCAACATCGACGAGCCTGGCTACTGCCATCACGATCGCCGCAGGCGGGCGGTATGAATTCGACGTGTTCAACTTCACAGGCAGCACGGATACCCGCAGGATATACGGGTGCGACGGAGTAAACAGGGGGTTCGAGTTCGACGGGACCGTTTACGTTCCGATAAACACCGGGATGACCGTAGACAAGCCGCTTCATGTCAAGTGCTACAAGCAACAGCTTTTCTTCTCGTTCAGAGGATCGTCTCAGAACTCCGGGGTTGGAACTCCCTACCAGTGGGAGCCTGTGGTCGGGGCTTCGGAGATAGGGCTCGGAGACAACATAACAGGATACCTGGTTGTTGCAGAAACACTCCTGATAAACGCCAGGAATTCGTGCTTCCAACTTCAGGGAGACGGAGTTGACACCTTCTTTCTGGATCCGATAGATAACACGATGGGAGCCATTCCGTACACCATGCAGGCGCTTGGAAACGCCTATGCGCTTGACGACCAGGGCATTGTTGACACTGTACGAACGGATCAATACGGCAATTTCAACAGCGGGGCTATCAGCCGTAAGATCCAATCTCTCATAGACAATATGAGAACAGTAGTCGTAGCGTCTTCGGTGTATAAGCACAAGAACCAGTACAGGCTTTATGGAAGCGACGGAACCGGCATCTGCATGACGCTCGTGGTTGGCAGAGATGGTATCGAATACCATTTCTGCCCGTTTCTATATCCTGACAAAGTGGCGTGCGTTGTGACAGGCGAGGATTCTACGGGTAAGGACGTGATCTTTTTCGGGTCTGACCAGGGAATGGTTTACCAGGCCGATAAAGGATCGAGCTTCGACGGAGAAGATATCGAGGCGTTCATGTTTACAGCGTTCAACAACTCCAGATCGCCCACCATCAGGAAAACATACCGCAGAGCGATTATTGAAATGGACTCTTCCGGCTACACGGAAGTCAGGTTGAGCGCCATGTTCAGCTATGGAGACTCGGACATACAGACGCACATCAATGAGACTGTACCGATCCAGGGGTTGGGCGGGTTTTGGAATCTCGTTGGATGGGATGAATTCTATTACGACAGCGACGTTGTTGCCAGTCCGTCACTGTCGATATCCGGCAGCGGCAGAAACATCAGTATTATCCTCTACAGTAAGTCGGACGAGGATCTAGGGCATAGATTCGATGGTGTTATCATACACCATACAAAAAGGAGACTTGTTAGATGAGTACGTTCAACTCTCCGACAGATGTCACAGCTGGATCTCTGGCAAAAGCCTCCGATCTGAACAACCTTGATGCCGCCACCGCCACCGCCTTTGCCCTGCTTCCGGACGAAAGCGATATAAAGCACGGGGTTATCAATTTCGCCGCCGATTCCGGCGCTGCAAACGCCTATATCGTTACTCTCACCCAGGCCCCGTCAAGTTATGTAGACGGGCTTCAAGTCGTGATGAAGCCGGGGAACAGCAATACCGGGGCGAGCACCATAAATGTCAACAGTCTCGGTGTGAAGGCGATCAAGACCGCGGCGTCCGAAAACCCGACTGCCGGAGACATCAATGAAGGTGTCCCGATCGATCTCAGGTACAGTTCAACCACCGGTTATTTTCACATGATAGCCAATTCCGTAGCGAGCGCGAACGCTGCCGCGGCGTCTGCGGCAGCGGCGGCGGCATCTGCCGTGAGTGCTGCTGCGTCCCTGGACAGTTTCGACGATCGGTATCTAGGAGCGAAGTCGTCAGATCCCACACTGGACAATGACGGGGACGCTCTCACTTCCGGGGCGATCTACTGGAACACTGCATCATCCGTGATGAAAGCCTACAACGGAGCCGCATGGGTAACGTTTACAGTCGCAAGCATCGTTGCCGGCAACGGGCTGGACGTGTCGTTGGCGTCCGGCATAGCGACACTGTCAATGGATCTAAAGGCCAACGGGGGCCTTGTGATCGAAAGCACGGAGTTGGCAATAGATCTCGGGGCGTCGAGCATAACCGGGACTCTTGCAGTTGCAGACGGCGGCACCGGAGTGACAACCAAGACGGGAACGGGTTCTGTTGTTCTCGATACCAGCCCGACATTTACAGGGCCTGTCACGCTGAACGGCGGGGTTGTCGTCAATGAAGTCGGGGCGGATGTCGATTTCAGAGTGGAATCCGACACGAAGACATCGGCGTTTATCGTGGATGGCGAGAAGGGGCATATCGGATTCGGAGGATCGGCCGATTCCAATTATGTTCATTATTTTTCAGGATCCTTCACTTCCGCAGGCAGCGGAACCCTGGCGGGAACTCTGACAACGCGAACCCTGACTGCCGGCAACGGATCGACAGGGACTCAGGCGGGAACATATCTTACCGACAACATAAACACGCAGAACAACAGCGAAACGATACAGAAAGTGGCGCAGTTGTTTCTCGACGAGCCGGATATAACGAAGGGCGCAACCGATACGATTGCTGCAGCAGCGACTCTGTGGATTCAGGCGGCTCCAACAGAGGCAACCAAGAACTGGGCGGTGTATGTATCAAGCGGGGATGTCGGGTTTCTGGGCAGTTACAGTAAGGATCTGAACGGGGCTACCTATCGCGATCTGCTTATTGCGAATACTGGAGTGCTCGGATACGATTCGTCTTCTATCGTTGGCAAGATGAACGTGATCGACATTCCGGACACGTCCTGGATATACTCGTTAAGGCCGGTACAGTACGAGCCGAAAAGGCAGGACGACAAGGGCGGATACATCAACAAGGGCGTTGGGTTCACACAGTACGGACTGATAGCCGAAGAAGCAGAGAAGGTAAGTCCGGATCTTGTGTTCTACGATGACCTGGAAGACGGGACTAAGAGAGTGGCCGGGGTTCATTACGGGAAGCAACTCGTAACAGCAATGCTGTCTGAAATCCAAAGGCTGAATTTGCGGGTGAAGCAGTTGGAAGGTAGGGGTGAAACATGGGACTATTAGATCCTGAGAACAAACCGACATTGAAGGATGTAGAAACGTTCACACCGCTTGGCGCCGCTCCGGGTTCAGACCTGGTGCAGCCAGAAGCGGCGGTTGGAAATCAGCCGGGACTTCTTAGTTCGCCCGCGATGACGCAACCAGCCATGGCAGCGCCGCAAATGACAGCTGCGCCACAGGCGATGGCACCCGAAGGGCTCCAAAGCGGCGCTGTTCCGAACGTCCCGTATGAAGCCCCGCCTCAGTACAGGCTACCTGAAACGGACACGGTGCAGGGCAGGATGCAGGGGCTGCTGGGTTCTGGAAGCCAGTACATGAATTTGGCGAGATCGAATGCGGCGGCTGCTGCAAACCGAAGGGGGTTGCTGAACTCAAGCATTGCCGCGGGCGCGGGGGAACGGGCGGCAATCGAGGCGGCGCTTCCCATAGCAGCCCAGGACGCGGCGGCCCTGCAACAGGCAGGAATGGCGGGATACCAGGGCCAGATAACAGCCGCACTGACGAACCTGCAAGGCAGGATTCAGTCCGGTCTGTCGTTCCAGGATTCAGTTCAGCAAACTCTGATGGCGGGTTTCGAGGCCGAATTGCAGGGCGGACTGAACGAACAGAGCGCCTTGCTTCAGAGCGGGTTGCAAACTCTTGACGCTTCGCTGAAGGCCGGACTGCTGGACGCGGAATCCGAGAATCGCGTTAAGGAGATGATACAGAACGCGGCGTTGCAGGAAGGGTTGTCGATACGGGACGCAGAACGACTTATGCTGGCCTTGGGTGTTGAATGGGAAGCCAGAAAGGAGATCGCCAAGACAGAAGCCGGAGCAGCGGCGTCCGTTGCTCAAACCCAGGCGGCCGCTCAGACGACCGTAGCCACTACTCAGAAAGAGGCGGTTATGGGTGCCGCCATGACAGAGTGGAACGCGCAGAAAGAGATCACGGGCGTCGTCACGGCTGCAAAAACATCCGATCTGAAAACAGAGCTGGCGTCTTTGGAGAAGATGGCAACCGAGGGTATTGTTCAGCAGAACGCTGAGATGATGGCTCGATCGTTAGATATCAGGGCCGAACTGGCCACCCGCGAGCAAGTCGCGTTGACAGAGTGGACCGCTCAGAAGGAAATCACCGGCATGGTGGCGATGGCTGCAAGCTCGGATCTGACGAAAGAGTTGGCATCGTTGGAGAAGATAGCCACCGAGAAGGCCGGGGTGGCAACGGCAGAGATGCAAGCGCGGTCCCAAGACATCCTGAACGAACTGGCCAACAGGAAGGAAATAGCCGACGTTCAGAGCGCGGATCTTCGTCTTGAGCTGGCAGCCCAGGAACGCATTGCATCCGAGCAGGCCGGGGTGATGTCAACCGAGATCGTGGCGCGTTCCGCCGACATTCTGCAGGAACTGGCATCCCGCAAGGAGATTGCCGGTATTCAGAGCGGGGACTTGAGATCTGAACTGGCAGCCCAAGAAAGGATGGCCGCGGCTCAAGTGGGTGTGATGAGCGATGAGATCCGAGCACGGTCTGCAGATATCGTTCTGGAACTCGCCAACAGGAAAGAGATTGCCAATATAAGCAGCAGCGATCTTGCTACTGAGCTTGCAGCCCAGGAGCGCATGGCGTCAGAGCAGGCGGGAGTGATGTCATACGAGATATCGTCCCGATCCGCCGATATCGTTATGGAACTGGCAAGCAGAAAGGAACTGGCAGATATAAGCAGCAGCGATCTCGGGAAGGAATTGGCGGCCCAGGAAAGGATGGCTGCCGAACAGGCAGGGGTGTTGACATCGGAGATTCAATCCAGATCTCAGGACATCCTGAACGAGCTGGCAAGCAGAAAGGAGATCACGAACATACAGAGTGGCGATCTCAGGGCTGAATTATCCGCTCAAGAGCGCATGGCGTCAGAGCAGGCAGGGGTAATGACGGCTGAAATCCAGGCCCGTTCCCAAGACATCCTGAACGAGTTGGCGACGAGAAGGGAACTCGCGGACGTACAGAGTGGTGATCTTGCAAAGGAATTGGCGGCTCAAGAGAGAATGGCGTCTGAACAAGCCGGCGTGATGACAGACGAGATAAAGGCGCGGTCTGCCGACATACTCGGTGAGTTGGCATCGAGAAAAGAGATAGCGAACATTCAAAGCACCGATCTAAGGGCCGAACTCGCAGCGCAGGAGCGAATGGCAACAGAGCAGGCCGGGGTTCTGTCGTCTGAAATAGCGTCAAGATCCGCAGACATTGCGCTTGAACTTGCGAATCGGAAGGAGTTGGCCGGCATTCAGAGCGGCGATCTTGCGAAAGAACTGGCCGCTCAAGAACGCATGGCTGCCGAACAGGCAGGAGTTCTGTCAACCGAGATCGTGGCCCGTTCCAACGACATCCTGAACGAGCTTGCAAACAGAAAGGAACTTGCCGGCATTCAGAGCAGCGATCTTGCAAAGGAACTGGCGGCACAAGAGACAATGTCGGTGCGGCAGGCAGGGGTTCTGTCGCAGGAGATTACGGCTCGATCCGCCGATATCCTGAACGAACTCGCCAACAGAAAGGAACTCGCGGAAGTCTCAAGCAAGGATCTGTCATCTGAACTGGCAGCGCAGGAACGAATGGCAAAAGAACAGGCAGGAGTCCTAACCTACGAGATAGACAGCAGGTCGAAGGATATACTGTATGAGCTTGCCAACAGAAAGGAGTTGGCGAACATATCCAGTCTGGACCTGATTGCCGAGTTGTCGGCTCAAGAGAGAATGTCAGACAAGCAGTTTGGCGTTATGTCGAAAGAGATAGACGCCCGCTCCCAGGATATCCTGAACGAACTCGCAAGTCGAGGTGAGATAGCCAATATCCAGAGCGGGGATCTAAGGGCGGAACTCGCAGCTCAAGAGAGAATGGCCAAAGATCAGATAGGCGTGATGAGCGATGAGATCCGGGCTCGTTCCCAAGATATACTGAACGAACTCGCCAACCGCAGGGAACTTGCAAACGTTGGCACCGGTGATCTCATACTGGAATTGGCTACCCAGGAGCGCATAGTTAAAGAGCAGGTGGGAGTTCAAACAAAGGAGATAGAAGCCAGATCCAAAGACATCCTGAACGAGCTTGCGAACCGGATAGATCTGGCCGATAGATCCACAAACGATCTTGAGATCGAGCTTGCATCCGTGGAGAGGGTGCAGGGCATGGTTACAGGCCAGCAGAAATTGGAGATGGAAGCCCGCACCCAGGACATAAAGAACGAACTGGCGAACAGAAAGGAGATCGCACAGATCGATGCGGACGCGAACAAGGATCTGCTTCTGGCCCAACAGGCCATGACGCAAAAAGAGATCGATTCCAGGGAGGCTATTGCCGCCTTGAATCTGAGTTCTCAAGATCTGGACGCGGCAACCGGTAAACTGGCAGATCTAGGAAACAGCCACGCGGCTCGGCTCGTAGCGATCCAGGCGGATCCATCGATGTCTGTGGACGCCAAGAAGGCCGCCATGGCGGATGCAGAGGCCATGTATGCCGAGAATACGCAGATGGTGATCGATCTGTACGGGTTAGATATGGTGTTCTCAGATCCTGCCGGCGGGGCTACCGGAGGGACAACCGGCACCACGCCCGGGGGAGGAGCGGACTATCTTGGTTCTCTGGACAACCAGGGCGGAAGCGCTGATTGGGATGCAATGAAGTATCGGATAGGAGACAAGGTGTACCCGATTATAAGGAATGAAGAGGGAACTCCGATATACGTGGTGAGTTCATTCCCGCCGGTATTCTATGCCGTTCCCCCGCAACCAGGAGCGTGATATGGTTCACAGGACGATGAATCTGGAAGACGTATCGACGATATTGAATCACCCGAAGGTTTACAGGATGATATCCGATGACCTGTCACCAGAGCGGTACGATCCGGTAGAGGCGCTCTATGTGATAAACGACGAGAAAACAGGGACCGGAAGGGCGGATCCATTCACCGGAACCTGCTGCAGCGTTCACATAGCGGCTACGCCGGAACTGTGGGGCAAGGCAGAGAGCTTTGCGCGAGAGGCTATCGGGTGGGTGTTTTCCAATACGATTTACAGTAAGATGGTGGCATTCATCCCGGAGTATAATCGGTTGGCAATATCCTTGGCGAATAGATGCGGGTTTTCCAAAGAGGGTTTAATTCATAAGTCGTTCTTGAAGAACTTCGTTCTTTATAACCAGGTTGTTCTCGGCCTTACAAAACGAGAATTCGGGGGTGAATCATGCCAGCAGCGCCTATAATCGGGCCGATCATTACAGCAGTAGGAGCATGGATAGGAGGCGCGGCAGGAGCGGTAGGCGGATTAGCGACGAGTGCCGCAACGGCGGCAGGGCTCGGAACCACTGCGATAGCCGGTGCCGGAGCGGTGGCAGCTACAGCAACTTCCCACGCACTGTACGGGGCCTTGATCGGAGCGGCTGCTTCGGCAATTAACGGCGACGACATTTTCGATGGCGCACTGAACGGTGCGGCCTACGGGGGCATTACCGGAGGCGTGCTGAGTTTGGGAAGCGCTGTTTTCGCCGGGATGACTGCGAAAAGCGGCTCTTTCCTGGGAGGAATGAAGGGATCGTTTGAAACGCAGTCCGCGGCGTTCAAAGCCGGCGCGGCGACACCCAAGCCTAATGCTCTGGTTTCAGGGCAGGTTCCAGGATCGTCCGTGCAGATGTACGGAGAGGCAGGCGGGCAAGTGCCGTCTCAGCTTCAATATACCGGTAGCGGAACTTCTCCGATACAACCGACGCAACTGCCGCCTGCAAACGCTCCGCTGAATCCGCCAAGGGGAATCCTGGCGGGTGTGGATCCCATGATAAAGGCAGGGATGCTAACAGGGGCCGGGAGTGCCATCAGCGGGGGCCTCCAGGGCAAGGCGCTGGCAGAAGGGCGCATGAACGAACTGCAAGCCCAGGAACAGATGTATAAGGACAGGCGCAGGGATTTTGCATACGCACCGTTCGAGGGAAGAGAAATAGCCAATTCACAAAGAAGGTTCGCACCTAAACGCGGCCTGTTGGAACAACCATAAGGAGAAAGTAATGCCTGGACTGTTGAACGATCCCGCACAAGCACCTCCTGAAGCTGGCCGGAACGTAACGCCGGAGCAGACAGAAGCGTCTGACATCTATCTCGCAAACGGGCTGAAAACGATTCACAGCAAGACGATGTCTGAACGCATAGGCAAGATGGTGTCAAAGTCAACCGATCCCGTGGTGGCTATTGCCGACATCACGGTATCAATCGTGGAGAGACTTGAATCCGGCGGTGCCGGTAAGACGGCCCAAATGCCGGCAGAACTTCTGGCACAGGTGGCGAACATTCTCATGGGTGAAATCATATCCGTTGCTGAAGCGGCAGGTGTCGAGCCGCTGTCTGAAGAAGATCGGTATCGGGCGTTCTCCACAGCTGTTGGAGACTACATAGCCAAGCAGGTTAATACCGGGAAGATCACTCCGGAAGATCTGCAAGCGAGAAGCGCCGAGGCAGGCAGGACTCAGATAGGACAGCAGATATCCGGAATGATATCGGGAGGTATGTGATGGGTATCCTGAGCGACATAGGAAATGTTATGGGCGGAGCCATGAGCGGTGCCGGCCTCGGCTGGATGGAGAAACTCAAGCAGGACGCCATCAAAGAAAGGGACGAGAACCTCGCCAGGATGACAGAAGAAAGGGATAAAAGAGATAGGGAGTTCAGATCCGCCGAGACGGCAGCGGAGCGCGAATTCAGGTCCGGCGAGACAGAGAAAGAACGCACGTTCAGGAAAGACGAGTTTGATCGCGACATCGAAGAGAAGAAACGGTTGGCAAGAGACTTGCTGTCGGCAGACTGGGAAAACAAGAAGAAAATAGCCAGTGAGTTATCCGGCGGTGACGAAACTCTCGCCAACGAACTGTTGAGAATGATCGAGCTAAACCAAAGGCCAGGCGACTTGGAAACCAAAAAGGCAGATGCATATTCTGCGTTCATGAAGATGCTGTTAGGCGGTATGCCATACGATCCAGTGGATCCCGGGCATGTAAAATTGTCCAATACGGCAAAGGACTTGGTTGGCGAGTTCTTCCCGGCTCGACCTGGTACAGGGCCTGGATCTCCATTGGACAGACTGCTGGAAGAAGCCAAGAAGAAACGGGAGGAAGAAAAAGCGGCGAAGCCAACACCTGGTTCGGAAGAGCGGCGTCGGAACATTATAGAAAAAGAGAGAGACGTAAGGATACCTAGAATGGATGAGTATTTGAGGAAAAAAGGAATAGAGTGGGAAGAGGAGTATATCAGGAAAAAAGCAATAGAGTTGGAAAAGGGCCTGGGTAAAAAATCTTCCTTGCCGCCGGTTCCTAAGTCTGGAAGGGGAATTTTAACGATACCGCCGGTCGGGTAATACTTAAAGAGACGTGAAGAAACAGATCGTTTATCGAGAGCACTATGAGGATCTGATAGATGCCTTTTGAGTTCATGAGAGAACCGAAGTGGCTCACCCTGGACGACGAAACTCAGCGCCGGCTGATATCCCTGTCTTTCGAGCTGGATGTTGAGTCAGATCCGAAGTGGCCTACCATTGACTCAGACACACAACGGCAACTACGGGCCATCTATTCCGAGGATGCCAATGCCGTACAGCAGGAAGTCAAAATGGAGGCGGCTCCGGAATCGCGTGGATTCCTTGGAAGGGCGTTGGCGGCTACTGGCAGGGGAATGCTCGGGGCGGTTGAATCGGCAGGACAAGCCTTTGAACTTGTGGGGGACTTTACACCTCGTGAAGCGGATGTCGATACCGGAGTGTTTGACCTGGCCGGGCGAGGCATGGCCGACTGGGCGCAACGGGTTCAGAAAGAATACGACTGGCTGAAGCAGGACAAGGGGGAACTTGCGGGGGAACCTGGATTTGTCCAGCGCGGCATACTTGGTGCATTTGAAAGCGCACCGCAAACGATGGGCATTTGGGGCGCCGCAAAGGGGGGGGCGGTTCTTGGTGGTTTAGTGGGAGGAGTACCCGGAGCGGTAGCCCTCGGAATAACCGGCGGGCTTGTCGGGTTGGTGGCTCTGTTCGGCGCCGGGACATACGGGAAAGAGTATACAAGCGCCTATGACGAGGTGGCGAGAACAAGGCCGAATGCGACTGAAGAGGAGAGGCGCGAGGTTGCTCACAGGATAGCGCTTGGTTCCGCAGCGTTCGAGGTAGGAACCGAACTGCCTGAGAACGTAGCGGCCATGTTCCTCCTGTTTGGAAGCAGGGCATTGACAGGCCCCATAGCGGAAACGCTGAAGGAACTCGCCAAGAAGCCGCTGAAGGAACTCATAAAGGGTACCGGAAAGCAGATGCTTTTTGAGACTACCGGCGAGATGGTGGCAGGCGGCGGACAGGCGTGGGTAAGGCAAAGAGAAGGGTTGAGCGGCCCCGGGATAGGCGAAGGCGTGCTGGAATCGATCATTCCGGCCATGACGATGAGCCTCTTCTTTGGCGCCGGTGCCGCAGGGCTAAACCAGTACCAGTCGAAACGAACAATGAACGAACTGAACAGCGAAGATCCTTTTACCAGGGTTAAAGCAATTCAGAAGATGGCTCAGAGAATATCCGTCAACACCAGGGATAAGGAACTCGGAATAAAATGGGGCGAGGCCGCAATGTCCGCTGTGGCTGACGGAAGGCGGTTTGATTTCGATGAGAAGATAGTAGATTTCGCTCAGATAAAGACAGCGGAAGACTACACCCCTCCGGAGCCTGCAGATCCTATACTGTCGGCTCCGGACGCAGATACCGCGATAAGAGAATTTGAAGAAAGCCTGACTTCCAGATCGATGAAGGCTATGGCCGATGTTGGCTTCTCACTGGAAGATCTGAGTAGAGCCCCGATAGAAGAAGCTCGCCGTCACATGGAAGCCCAGGGCAAGCAGGTTGCAGCAGATTTCAGGGCAGTGCCGACAGCGTTCAGACAGGATATCGACACGGAGCGAATATCTCTCGAAGAAGACAAGATCGCACACAGAAATATCCCGTTCAGAGGTGTTCAGCGTGATCTGAGAGCAGACGTTGCCGGGCAGATGGAAGACAGGGGAAAGCCCCCGCTGACAGCGCCGCTCAGAAGAGAGCAGGAAGGACTGCGGGTTGACTTACAGGGAAGAATGATCGAACCGGCAAGGCCGGCAGAACGAATCCCGCTCCGTGGCGAACAGGAAAGAGTGAGATCGGAACTCGCTGCAAAGATAGCGAAGGGCGCGGACATAGAACGCTCGCTGGCCCCTCTTCGCGGAGAGCAGGAAAGGGCTCGTGCAAATGTCAAGGCGCAGATAGATGCCGCTGCCAACAGGGCGGCCACGTCACCGCTCAACGATAAAACAGTCACGGAGAAGCAACTAAAGGCCGGAACGTATGAAAAAGGCCACCTCCGGTTTGCAGGCATGGAAGTTGCCATTGAAAACCCGCGTGGATCGGTGCGATCTGGAACGGATAAGGAAGGGCGCGAGTGGTCCGTGGAGGTGAAGAACCACTACGGATACTTCAACAGGACAAAGGGTAAGAACGGGGATCAGATCGATGTAATTATAGGCCCGGACGTTGGCAGCAAGTTCGCCTATATCGTGGATCAAGTAGATCCCGAGACAGGCAAGTTCGATGAGCATAAAACATTGGTGGGGTTCCGAAACGAGACTGCCGCCAGAGAAGGATACCTGTCAAACTATGAAGAAGACTGGCAGGGCCTGGGCGCGATAACCGAAGTACCTCTGGCAGAATTCAAGGATTGGATCGGCGACGGAACCAGGAAGAAAGACTCGTTTGCAGAACTGCAACCAGCGCAAGCGGACAGAATAGCCGACACGATCAACGAGACCATGCCAGGAAACGCTCTGGCCTACGATGGCCCGCAGAAGAATATCGACGGCAAGCCGGATCTGCATCAGTGGACGGCAAAGGCCGGGCCTGCCAAGGGCGCGACGTTCTCTACCGAAACGGCCAGCCTGGATGTTGTTAGGAATGCGCTGTCAAAGAAGATAGCAGACTTCAAGGAGGATCAAGGTGCCAGAACAATACGAGAGCATGCGGAACAAGTTCTACCAGGAGAAGTTGGCGGCCTGGAAGAGACTCTACAGGAAGTCGGAAGTGCCGAAAGACGTAAGGAAGAGATTGTACGACAACGCACAGGAGAAAGCGGCCAAGATCTTCAACGCAAAACACAAGAAGAACCCGGTGGGGCGGAACAGCGAATAGCGGAACCAACCGTTAAGATAGGAGATACGATACGGTTTATTCCAAATGAAAAATACGCCGACACAACGGAAGGAATGGTACAAGATGTAATAAAAAACCAGTCTGGTGATAGGGGATACCACATTTTATCGCCTACAAAAACCGATCCTGGACGTGTTGTCAGAGTATGGGATAAAAGCGGAAATGTAGAACTGCTCAAATCATATGAACAGCCTGAACCTATTACAGAGACAAAAGCAAAACCGGAACCGCAACGGGTAAAAACTCGCTATGAGTTGAATGCCGCAGATCTGGCTGCTGACTACAAGGCGCAAGGGATTGAAAGGCAGTCGTCATATTCGCAATTTGTAAAGGATAGAGACCTGAAGCCTGAAATGGATGCCGGGGATTTTTTTAAGATCTATGATTCTGTAACGCCAAAACTGTTAGAAACGGTGGGTGTGCTACAACCACCGCCCAAACCCGACATAGTTAAGGCACCGATAACAAAGGATGACATTAGTACAAAGGAGCAACAACAGATTACGGCACTCCGAAGGGCACAAAAAGCAAGAGAAGTGGATAGGTTCCCGGACTTAGTAAAAGTGCCAGATAAAGAAATACCGCCTAAGTCTCCTATTGCTGAAGCTGTGCCGCCCAAGCCCGATGCAACTATGTCTGCACTCCAAATATCTAAAGCCGCACGCGAACGCGGAGAAAAAACTCTCGGTACTCTCGCCTCTGAAGTAATTAAATTTAGAGGAAAAGGCGGTGTTGCTACTGAAGTAAAAGGGTTAGGATTAAAGCCTGCGTTCAGACATGAAAAAACGGGAGAGATATTCAAGTCTCTGAATGAGGAAGGCAAAGAGTCTAATATACATTTATTAGAAGGTATCCCTGAAAAATATGTAACAGAACGCCATGCCGACGGGGATGTCATTGCGGTTAGTCCAGAAATAGAGTCTGGATTTATTAAAGATGGAAAATTCTATACTCGTAATGACGCTGTGGAACTAACAAAGAAATCCATCCCCCCCAAGCCCGACGTAGCCAAACCCGCCGAAGCGATACCGGAGAAGCCGCCTATCGAAGTGGTGAAGACCCCAGAAGGAACGGAGGTCAAGGTTGACATCACAGAAAAGAAAGCCAACGCACTTTCGCCTAAAGAACAGAAGGCGTACCTGATAGATGAGATTGACAAGGCTATTGCATCAGTACCGGAAACATATTCAGAAGACACGGCGCGGGTTACAATCCATGTCCCGGGTGATGGAGATTTCAGCATCTTTAACGACACCCATTCGCTTACCGAATTCAAAAAGAGGGTAAAGTATTTCCCTGGTGCTCCAGCAAAACCCAGCCTGTCTAAAACTCCATCTGTAAAGCCCACGAAGAAACGCATAACGGACTTTGCAGGAAGCTATTATAACGATTACATACCGCAGAAAGAATCTCCGATTGATAGCGAGCCGAATCATTACAAAGACGGGTATTTTTTTTCTAACCGGGCGTATGCTGTAAAGACAGCAACAAAGCCGGCGATCAAGGGTAAGATAGAAACTGAAAATGCTCCTGACATTAGTAGGTTGATTTCTGAATTAAAGATAGAGCCGGCAACTATAATGGCGCAAACATACGAGGGTGTAACTGGCTTCAGAACAAGAGATACAGAAACAATTCCGGGAGCTATACCCACTCCGGGGCGTCGAGCAATTCCTATGGTGCATATCATGTCGGACTCCGGGAAACACTTTCTGTACGATGCAAAATACATAGACAGCATATTCACAGAACACCCGAAAGCCGACGTGTTCATTGACGAGTCCGGAATGGCTGTTTTTAAGAAGGGGAATACGCTCGTTGGCGTAGTAATGCCTGTTAAGCTAACAAACGGAATAGGAACGTTTGAAGGTCTCACGGAAACCGCCATGCTCGGGTATGAAAAGAAATACGGAACCGGAGTTAAACCGCTGTATTCCGTTGCGAACATTGGCGACAGAGTGGGGGTTCAAAGAAGTCAACAGGTTTATGAAGATGTTCGTAGTCTGCTGGACACATCAATAGCGAAAAAGAATGTCACTGATGTGACACTGCAAGACAACGGAGAAGTTTGGATTAAAACGAAGTCCGGGCATACCCTTACTGTAGAACCCGTCGAAACGATAGAACCAAACCAAGCTGCGTTCAAGATCGGATACAATCGCCAGCAGAAGAATGGAGAAGTCGTCTCCGGCTCGTATCAGGAGAACGTCGTAAAGATATCTCCTATGGGCGACAAGTGGACAGTAGCCCACGAAATGTTCGGCCATTGGATGGAGGACATAGGCATCATATCACCCCTGGAAATAGAGGCCATGAAGGCCCATATAAGGGGGCGTGTGAAGCGAAACGAGTTCACGTCTCAGAACCCCGATGACATCGGAGGAGTTGAGGACAGGGCTCAGTTCATTGCCAGCCAACTGAGAGAGCGGGCGCAGCTAACACGACCGATCGAGCGGATTATCCAGAAGATACGAGACTTCATTGACAAACTCGTGAACCTGTTTACCAGAACTGCCGGCGGTGTTGTCAGGGACATCGAATCGGGCAAGATATTCGGAAGGAAGGCCGCGGATCAAAGTGTTACAGGAGAAGAGACAGATCGGCAAACCATGTACCAGAAAGCAGCGATGCCTTTGTTCGAGTTAAAAACACCGGAAACGACATACCAGGAAACAACCGAGCCGTTGACAGAGGAAGACTTCATCGCCATGAGATCGATTGACAAGAACGTGAAGATGAAGGCCGCCGCTGCGTTAAGCAAGTCTGGCAAGGACATCACGAAGGAGTTCAGCAAGCTGCTCGTTCCTATCTATACCAAGCTGGAAATGATCAACAAGTCGCTGGCGTCGAAGGTGCGCCGACTGGACTTTGACACCGGCACGGCTATTGAGGCCGATGAGGGTGCAGCACTCCCGCTGCTGAAAAAAGCCAGGGCTATAATGAGCCGTGACGATTTTTCAGATTGGCATTACGCGAGAGAGAACGCGGCTACAGCCAAGATAGACGAGTTGGTATTAAAGTACAACCTGAGAAAAGAATACGATGCCTCCCGGGCCATGATGGACAAACTCAGAATGGACGCCATCGACGTTGGGCTTCATATCGGGGAGATAGAGGGCGAGTACTGGCCCCGAGTAGTGAAGGACTTAAAGGGCCTGTATGCCTCCATGGGAGCTGAAGAAAGGGGCCTGTACGATCAGGCGCTTCTCGACAAGGCGGCGCAACTGGGAGTGTCTGTAACAGAACTTGATGATTATATCAGAAGCGATATCATTACGAATATTATCCTTAGAGGCCCGACCGGACTTGGACAGCCTGGCGCTACCAAGGAGCGCAAGTTCGCCAAGATACCGCCGGCATTGGACAAGTTCTACATGCACTCGGATGCGGCGCTCATACGGCATATTCACGAAATGAGAACCGCCATCGAGGCACGCAAGTTCTTCGGGAAGATACCGGAGAAGGTGCGGGAGATGAAATCCCAGATGTACCGAATTCAGGCGCGAGTACGGGATCTAAATGAACAGATCAAGGCAGACGTGGGAAATGAAAAACTGAAGAAGAAGAAAAACGAATTAATACATGACGAGAAGATGCTACGGGCAGGTCTGGAAAAATACGCTTCTCAGAGAGACTTCCGAGCCAACATAGGCGCTTACATAGACGAACTGATAGTATCGGGCGAAATAAGCCACGATCAGCAGCAAGAGGTAAATGAGATCCTGACGGCAAGATTCCACCAGAGGGGGCCACATGGGGCGGTTAGAGCCTACAAGAACATCTCATACATCGACACGATGGGATCCCTAATATCGGCATTGACGCAGATAGGCGACATGGCCTGGGTGGCATATGAAGCCGGTGTCATACCTGCCTTGAGGCACGCAGGGAATTCGATACTGAAGGAAAGCAAGATAACCAGAAAAGATGTCGGGGTGTCCAGATTAGCGGAAGAGTTTGCAGACGCAGAGGGACTCGGAAAGGCTGTTTCGTGGGTGTTACGTGCGGCGGGCCTGGAGAAAATCGACGCCATAGGCAAAGAATCTCTTCTGAACGCGGCTCTTGAGAAGTATCAGCGTAGGGCCAAGTCGGATCCGGACGGACTTCGTAAAGAAATCTACCATATGTTCGGCAAGGATACGGACGGTGTTATTCTCGATCTTCAGTCGGGAGAAATAACGGCGGATATCAAGTTCCTGACATACAGTAGACTGGCGGACTTCCAGCCGATAGGACTATCCGAAATGCCGGAGATGTATCTGAGACTCGAAAACGGCAGAATCTTCTACATGCTGAAAACCTTCACGATCAAACAGTTCGACGCATTCCGGAGGGAATGCTTCCACAAGATCAGAACCGGAAACAAAGAGGAAAAGATCCAGGGAGTCAAGAACCTGCTGCGGCTCGGAATGTTCTTCGTTCTGGCCAATGCGGGTGCCGACGAGCTGAAGGATTTCATACTGAACAGGGATACCGATTTCAATGACAGGGTGGTAGATAACGTATTGCGGCTTGCAGGGGCTAGCAAATTCGTGGTGTGGAAGGCGAGGACGGAAGGGCTCCCGCTGGCTATAGCGCAGCAGGTACTTCCTCCGTTCAAGTTCCTGACCGGTCTATCGAAAGACATCTACAATGCCGGAGATGACAAGGGCCTTGAAATTGTCGGATCGATACCGCTTGTCGGCAAGCTGGCATACTGGCATATCGGCAGAGGAACAAGCAAGCGCGAAGATCTGTGGAACAGGCGCCTTACGAAACACAAAGCCAAAGTACGTAAGGTGAAGGAGAAGTTCGATACCGCACAGAACAAGATGGAGTTTATGCGAGATCACAAAGAAGAGCTTGCAGAATATAACAGGGTGAACCGGTTCCAGGGAACTCTCAACAAATATCGGCATATGTCGAATGTTCTGAAGAGCCAGCCCGAAACGCCTACCCGCGTGAAGCGTATAAAGCAGTTGGAAACAAAACGAACCAAACTCATAAAAGACTATCTGTCAAGGAGGTAGAGTCATGAGCGGAAGCCTAACAGGAACGAAACACTATCAACTGGTGAGAACGCTTCACGTCATAGTAACGACTGCTGCCGCGGATCTGGTTGCTGAAAAGAAGATCCCCAGGGACGTTCTGATCCAGAACAACGACGCGACAGGCACGATCTATCTGAGCCTGACAGGCGATGCCATGATGAGCCTTCGATTTACCAGCGGCGGGACCACTGCCATAGTCGTTGGGAACACGATCACCGGCGAAACCGGCGGCGCTACGGCCGTGGTTGTGGCTATCGATCTTGATTCCGGATCGTGGGCGGGCGGTGACGCGGCGGGCGTGCTTTCCATCGATACCATATCCGGGACGTTCCAGTCTGAAACCCTGAAGGTCGGGGCGAATCTGAACCTTGCCACAATAACCGCGGATGCGTATTCAAAGGGAATGTTCCGCGTTCTTCCAGGCGGATCGTTCCAGATGAATAATCTGCGGAACGCCATCTCGGCTTTAGGCAACATAGCGTCTAACGAGAACGTGGCGGTATCGGAGGGGAGGTAGAACTGTGAAAACACTGACATTGCTCATGACTTTGCTTCTGGCGTTCGCCACAACCGCCCGCGGGCAGTCTGTTACTGGCGGCTCGTTACCTGGTGGTTCAATCGGGCAACCGCCTCCGGACGATACGGCATATAACGCTACTACATGGAACGGATCTCTCAGATCGGCTACCAAGAACGCCATCAGGGATAAGTTCGAGGCTCTCAGCTATGCCCCCACGGATGCGACATACATCACACAAACAGCCAACGGAACGTTGAGTGCAGAGCAGGCCATGGGTGCGCTCGGCACCGGTGCGGTATGGAACACCACGACTACGGGCGTGCAGTCCATATCTGCCGGGCTCACGTCTCTTGGCAGCCAGGTTGAAACGAACGGCGGCCTTCCATACGGGACTGCTGATAATGCTTACGCGTGGCTGGGTGCCGGCACCGCCAACTATGTGTTGCAGGCCAATGGGGCCGCAGCGCCAAGTTGGGCGACATCGCTTAATTTGACAGCGGTGGCGGCCACAAACCTCGACGGCACTCTTGGCGGAAACACACCAGCAGCGGTAACGGGCACCACGGGCACGTTCTCGGGCGTCGTGTCGGGTGCGATAGGAACTTATTCTGACGCTGACGGCCACACGATGACGGCCACTCAATGTCTCGGCTATAATTTCTACAGCACCGCCGCTCAGACTTGGACGATGTGTCCTGCGGTGGCCGGTGCTAACTTTACACTCGAAGTAATGGCCGCGGGGAACACGGTGTTCAACCCTGACAACTCCGGCACCGAGGACACGATTATACTCAACGGCACCGCGCTGGCGCAGGGCGACGGGGTGACTTGCACCCTGGCAACTGACTTTGTGGTTGTTACCTACTACGCGGCAGACACTTGGAGCATGAGAGCAACTGCCGGATGCACGGATACAAACTAATGAGAAAGACACTATGGGTTGTGCTTATACTGTCGTTAGTGTGCGCCACGTCAATCGCGGCCACTCGGCGAGGGCTGTTGATGCAGCTAACGAATCAAGGACCGCCCGCATTCGTCTTCACCGTAACCGTAGCCGGAGCCGATACGTTCACACCTCCCATCTACAACGGCGGGACGTATGATTTCAACATCGATTGCGGTGTTGGCGGAACAGGAGGCGGGGCTGTTACTACCTGGGACGATGCGGATAAGGTATGCTCATATGCCGGGGCTGGAACCTACGAAATCACAATCACAGGCACTATTGAGGGGTGGCGGTTCAACAATGTTGGCGACAAGACACTGATAAAAGATATCAGCAATTGGGGGACGCTAATACTTGGAAACCTGAACGGTTATTTTTACGGATGCACAAACTTAACCGTCTCCGCTACTGATATTCTAGATACATCTGGAATAACGAATATGTCCGCAGCGTTCCGATCCTGCTCATCGCTAACTACCGTTCCGAGCATGAACAGTTGGGACACATCGAGTGTTACAGATATGTCAACAATGTTCCGAGCTGCCATAGCCTTTAACCAAAATATAGGTGCTTGGATCACATCAAGTGTTACAAATATGGCAAGTATGTTTAACAGTGCCACAGCCTTTAACCAAGATATCGGCGGGTGGGACACGTCCAAGGTTACAGATATGTCAACAATGTTCCGATCTGCCGCGGCCTTTAACCAAAATATAGGTGCTTGGGTCACATCAAGTGTTACAAATATGTCAAGTATGTTTAACGTTGCCACAGTCTTTAACCAAGATATAGGTGCTTGGGTCACATCAAGTGTTACAAATATGGCAGGTGTGTTTAACAGTGCCACAGCCTTTAACCAAGATATTGGTGGTTGGGACACGTCCAAGGTTACAGATATGTCAGCTATGTTCCAATCTGCCACAGCCTTTAACCAAGATATTGGTGGTTGGGACACGTCCAAGGTTACAGATATGTCAGCTATGTTCCAATCTGCCATAGCCTTTAACCAAGATATAAGTACTTGGATTACATCGAGTGTTATAACTATGGCAAATATGTTTTACAATGCCATAGCCTTTAACCAAAATATAGGTGCTTGGACTACATCTGCCCTAACTGACGTAAGCCAGACATTCAGGAATGCCGCAGCTTTTAACCAAGATATCGCCGGGTGGGACATTGCAGATATTACAACAGCAGCGAGCATGTTTCTAAGTTCTGGACTGTCAACAGCAAACTTAGATGCACTCTACATCGGCTGGGAAGCACAGACCGAGCCGCCTAACATCACATTCCATGGCGGGAGTGCCTGTTACTCAGCAGGGGCAGCAGCAACAGCAAGGGCGGCACTTGTAACGAACGGATGGATCATAACAGACGGGAATCAATGTCCATGAGAACTTTTACATGTATTCTGGTATTGGCAATAGCAATTCCTGCATTTGCAGAAGTCACGCGGGACGAGACTTACGGGTACAACAACGCAACCGGTCAGGCGATACGTCTAGTACATGACGGCGAAAAAGTACTCGCACTGATAGACGGAACGGACAGCAACGTCACGTCCGCTGCTCATAAGATCGAAGAGTTCAAAACTCAGTCGGAAGTCATGTTGCGGATTGATAAACTCGGGCTTGAGTACCGGGTGACCGATATAGTGGATGTGTTCAACTCGTTCACGGTGAATACGAAATGAACCTGCTGTCAGCCATAGCCAACCTGTTCCGACGCCGGGACCCAACGCCGTTCGTCCGCGGCGAGAAGACAATCCCGCCGTTTGGAGAACTGAAACGACGAGCGCGAAATGCAAAGTCTCTACAAAACCCTAACCAAGATCCACCGCCAGCGCAAGCGCCAGCTCGTCCCGACTGACGATCTGGAAGCACACGGAACGGTTGAAGACTGGCCGAACCCAGCTGACATACCGCCGGCGGACGCCAACGTTAAGGTGCGCGACGATTGCGACTGGTTCGCCGTGGCCTGTTGGGTGGACTGCATGGCCATGGGGCTGGATGCCAACCTTGCCCTATGCACTGTGGACGGCGGCGGGCACTTGGTATGCGAGTGTCAGGGCTGGATCGTGTGCAACCTGCAAACGTTCGTAGCGTCTCGGAATTCGTTAGATTACGAATGGCGTAAAATCGGCAGGCCGGATGAAGAGTGGTACATAATCGTCAAATAGCGGAGACAGCCGGTGACAGACATTACTCCTGAGCAGGTGAATCTAGAGAATCTCACGGCGGCAATCAGAGAATTGCAGAGAATGTTTGCCGACAAGAATGTCAAGCCCAATGCTTGGGACGGCACAGACAGGAGAGAACAGAAGCCACGGAAGAAGAAGGATCTATGGCGGAGAATCCGAACCGAGGATGGCGACTGGTGGCGTGAGAAGTTCTTCGCTATTCTGGCGGCCGCCGCTACTGCCGTTGGGACTGTAACCTTGATCGTGGTATTGACGGGGAAAGACAGCATCAGCTCCAACAGCACAAAAATTGGCGAGAACACGCGTAGCATCGGGATTCAGGCGGCTGTCATAGCGCAGATGGACGTAATGGCACAGCAGGGACGTACAGCCGTGATGGACGAACTGAAACGGTTGTCGAGACGTTTTGAAGAGTTCGGCAGTCAGCAGGCAAGCATGAACCAGATCATAAACAGCCTGGTGAAAACGACAGATGAACGCCATGCTGATATCAGCGAGAGGGTGTTGCGGCTGGAGCGCGGCGGTAAATGACAGAATCGTTCTCGGAAATACTCAAGCGCCATGAGGGATATAGCGACACGGTATATCTCGACACCAAGGGCGTCCCTACAGGCGGGTACGGCCACGCTTTCCTGGCCGGCAGCCCTATCCCCCGCGAGGTGGCCGACATACTGTTCTGGCACGACACCAAGAGCGCAAGGGACGATTTCGAGAAGCTGCACCTGGATCATCTCAACCCGGCACGCCGTGACGTGGTGATCATGCTGCTGTTCAACCTGGGCCTGACGAAACTACGGCGTTTTACCAAGTTTCTTGCTGCCCTGAGAGAAGAGAATTACCCATTGGCTGCTGACGAACTGCTCGATAGCAAGTGGGCCGCAGACGTAAAAATACATCGGGCAACGGAACTGGCAAACGCGATGAGGACGGGACTATGGGGATGACACGCGAACATCACGGGATATGCTACCGGATATTGAAGCGGTGGCGTCTGATAAACAACGAGTACGTCCTACTGAAAGACTACAACATCCAGACGAACATCAAGGGGCTCGTGCTGGATCTTAACCCCGAGAGCAGGGGCCGTGTTCATCTATGTCCGACTGGCACCCTGATTATCTTTATGGGTTTTTGGTGGAACGGCCCGAGCAACTTTACAATCGACACGAAGTCGTCCATACGCGGGAGTTTGGTTCATGACACCCTGTACCGCCTGCTGAGGGTTGAAGCGGTTCCGTGGTGGGTAAGGGACTACGCGGACGCGCTGCTGTATCGCATACTGCTGGAAGATGGGATGTGCGGGTTTCGGGCGATGTACTGGTACAAGGCCGTGCACGAAGGGGGGCTTTCGTCAGCCTTGCCGGGGGGTGGATGATGAAGATAACCCGGACAATCCTTATCCTGTTTGCGCTTGGATGTTCTGCCAATCCGACAATCATTATGCCGGACGGCCAGCAATATAAGATCACAAACGTCCCCCACGGCGAAGTGTATCTGCGACAGGGCGATACGGAAATCCGGGTTCGTAATGAAGGCAGCGGAAACCCCCTATCGCCCATCGGCCGTGTCTTCAGCGACTTGGTGGGGTTTGTGGCAAACAGGACGGATGTGCAGGTGCCGGTGGAGTAGGATGATTCTCCAACTGAATACCTCGTGCGGCCTCATATTCAGCGAATACAAGACGTTCTCGCTCAGCCATCTCAAGAATTTCTCTGGCAATCCGCAGTGCTTCAGTTCGCGATATGAAACGGCCTACCCCTTTTTCTTCTTCAACTCCCATTTCATCAGACAGCAACGACTCTAAATCATTAACAATATTTTCAAAATCAATCTGCGCTTTAGCCTTCATGTTTTCAACTCCAACTTTCGGCGCCAGGTCGATCCGCTGGGTAGACATTTATTCCATTGGTTGTATCATCATTGGATAGAAAAACTCGCCATCCCTAATACTTTGTATGTGCTTAAAGATTGTTTTTTGCCAATCAAGCAGATCGGCTATTTGAGTACCGGGCTGAATCTCTTTGATATATGTGTTCCATTCGAAATCGTCTGGTGAGCACTGTTCGGATATTCTTATTACTGCCGCATATCTTTTCATATCAATTCTCCTTGTATAACGATTAGCCGAGTGGCGTCAGTCCACCTCCTGGCAGGTGGGCTGCTCCCCCAATTCTGCCTGTTCCCCTTTGAGGATGAGATCCGTCACCTCATCTGGCATATTCATCAGCGTTACTTTGGGCTGCTCACTCCCCGCATCCCCTTGGCACTCGTCATAGCTAGGCCATGTTTTCAGTTCGTGCTCCCGGTAGTCACTCATTCCTCGCCTCCCTTTCTTGTAATAAGGTGGTGCCGGTGGAGTAGGATGATTCTCCGTGATGCCTCTAACTCCTTGATTATTAAATCCATTTGCACAGGTTCCTTTGTATATGTATTGACTGAATCTGTAGCCTTTTTTGCGATAGCTACTGATTTTTCCTCTTTCTCAATTCCAATATATTGTCTTCCTTCACTAATGGCTGCCACCGCAGTTGTTCCACTCCCCATAAAACAATCAAGAACAATTTCACCCGGTTCAGTAAAAAGCTTTATCGCCCTTCTTGGAAGTTCAACAGGAAACTTAGAGTCGTGATCTGCGTTGCTACGAACAGATGGTATTTCCCATACACCTCTTGAACCCCAATTTACCCATTCTTCCTTTGATAACCTTGAACGATCAACCTTAGTAATTCCCGGTTTCCAAAAAATGTAAAGATATTCAGATTCGTCTACAGAACGATAGGATATAGTGTGCCACCGTGAATTTTCCCATGCTGCATCTTTTACCCATATCCTACGATCATACAAGTAGAATCCAGCGGATAAAGCTGCCTCTTCTATTATTCCTCCAACTAAGAAAACTCTGGTTTGTGATTGGTATTTCCCACCCCTTATATTATTTCCATTAAGCCTTCTATCTATAGTTTGTTCACTACATCCGAAGTGTTCTGCGAGTTTGTATCTGTTCCAGTCAGGATGTTTTTTCTTGACTGCCAATATATCTTCTTTGGAAAGCGAGATTTTTCTTCGGGAGATGTTTTCGGCCATAATTTTTGGCATACCTTCATCTCTAAAGCATAAAATATCGGCAATATTGATCACCAAAAATCCACCAGGCTTGATAATTGGAAAGTGCAAAGCAATAACATCTCTTAATAGGTTTTTCCAATCGTCAAATGCCAAATCTTTTTCATATTCTTTTCCAACGAAATAAGGCGGAGACCATACACTTAGTGCAATTGAATCTTTCTCAATTCTATTTAATAGATTTCTGGAGTCTCCGTGGTAAATTTCGTTCGGAGTCAGCGGATTAAACATATTTATGATTGCCATACGCCAATTCGCTCCTTGTATGCCTTTCCTATCTCAAGCAGTCCTCGGGAGATGTCTCCGCTACTTCTACCTCCTTTGTCAGTTGGTCGAATCTACTGCAAATTATGAAACGGATTGTTGCGGGGATTCTTCGCCTCGTTTTCTGTCTTGTCCATCTGCTCACGAACCGCAGCAAAGATTTGTTTTCTATCTCCGTTCGTGACACATTGAGCCATCATGGTTTTCAAGTCAAAGACAAACAAAGCGAATCCAATCTGATTGTCGTCTTTTATGACGGCATGGATAGCCAACGTTAAACTGGCCACAATGTCCTGTATTCTCGTTTTATTCATTTTTTCTTATCTCCTGAACGTTAATGGGCCTTATTCAATACCATTCTGCTTGCGTCGGCATTGAGAAACATATTTGACACAGTTGTAACACTCGATGTATCCCAATCACTTATATCTTGATTAAAGGCTGTGATACCGTTAAACATACCTGCCATAGTTGGAACAATGTTAAAGGCCTCGGCAAGGAGGGCGGCACTAAGAGTCTCGTTGTCCACCGGAACGTTCACATAACGAACCGTATCAAGATTAACCCTGTCATACTGTCTGCCACTGTCTTGATACATATCAACCAAGCAGAAGCTTATTGCAAAAATGAGTATTGCACGAGCCAAGATAGTTAATATGCCTCCTCTGTTATTCATTTCGCCCTCCCGACTTTGGTTCAAAATTTTGGCATAGTTTCGTTTTCCATGTTGGATCAAATAACAATGGATACATAAACCACCCGTTCTTGATGCCGTGTTCTCTACCTGTCATATTAGCGTCCGACTCTACCCGCTTGTTATCTGTATTCTTTCTCCCAAATATAAAAATAAACCCAAAGTGATTTTATCAATGCGACCAAGAAATACCTTTCGAGTTTTGCTACAAATGAACCATCTATACAGACGGACCACCCGGTTCTTTTGTCTTGCCCGTATTCCTTATCCCACTCAATGTTAAATCGCTTCATTGCCCATACTCCCGTACAGATAACAGTGTAATAGGTGGAAAAATAATTGTTATTTTCCATATGTTGCCATGAGAATCCCTGGGTGATTGCATCTTCGTGGAGCTTGAACTTCTTGGCAACGGAGATTCTGATCTTCTTGTCCAGGCTCACAAACGCCGTCTCGTCCAAAAGAACCTTACAACTTACGAGAAGATTTAGGGTAGAAGGTGACATCTTTGATCCCCATAAGATTAATTACTTTCTTTTCATCATTATGGAATACGGTTAATGTTTCGTCTGTTACATGGATTTCGTCGCAATCTTGGGCAAATACCTTCTTGCCATCTTTTTGTGACCATGAAACTCTGGATTTGCTCATTTGGGCCTCCTTTTATCTCGGGTACTTATCACCGAAGTACTTGTCACATGCCGATACAATAGAATTTTTCAGGCTCACAAACGCCGTCTCGTCCATATGTATCCATGCGCAGGTACTCCCATCGTTATAATCTATCATCAACAAAGCTGCGACCTTTCCGTTGTCTTCTCGCGTATATGTGCTGACTGTGACAAGTACTTCTCTGATATTCTGCACGCCCTCCAGCGCTACACTTACGCTTACATCGCTCATCCCTTTTGTCATAGCTCATTCTCCTTGCCCATCTGTGATAAGCGCCGGGGGTTTCTCCAGAACACTCCATTGGCCCCTCAGCCGGTTTAATCCGCCCCCGGTACTATGGTTATACACGCCCGAGACATCCTGGACGCCTCAGCCCTTGTCCGTCAGTGGGCGGGCGTGGTTACAGTTGAAGCCTCGACAGTAAAGATTCCAGTTGTAAAATTTGGTTTTCCATTTTGTAGGCTACCGATCGCATGGAATGAGCCAATGGGCAGACAGCTTCTTCTATTTTCCCTACCCCTCTTGTACCATGTGGGGGGTTTTGGATTTGATCCCCAACTACCATCTTCAGCCGGCCCTCGATTTCTAAGATCAATTTGCTCATCTTGTCACTCTTGTCGTGCAATGTCTCCAGTGCCGCGATAACTGACTGTGTGTCATTAATAGCTACTTCCTCTTTGCTCCTGTGTATGTCCATTATACGTCTCCTTTTGATCGATTAGGATTTGCAGAATATCGGAAGCACAGCCCATAACCGGGCTTTCTGAGCGGAGGGGCCTACCCTCCATTGTTTCCCGTTCGATTCGGGCCGCGCTTCCGTGGGCGGTGAATCCGTTTGTTTTTCTCTCTCCGCCCAAACCTTCTATCAAGCATGGCAGCAATTCGTTCCGCCGCACACTTTGCGTCATGCCCACCAACCCAGTATCCACACCACGCGCACCGTACCTTTTCGTCAACTTTTTCTGGCATTGTCGTGCGAAAAAACAGGTGCGGATAATCAAACTGCTTTTGATCTCGCTCAACACAAGCAGAGCAGAGATAACCGCCTTGTTCTGGTACGTAGTTGCGATATGCAAGTGCCTTCATTTTGTCCTCCTTATCCTCAAGCGCGGGCCATATCGTCGCTTCCATCACCGGAACCAGCCTCGCAATACTTGCGAAACTGCTCCGAGAAGTCGTCTCAATTCTCCGCCGCCAGTTCGCGCACAGTTTGCGCACCCTTTCGGGAATGCCGTTATCGAAATCAGTGAAAGTGGTATATTGTGTAGTCTGCATCTGTAGGATGTCCGCCAAAGAAGTAAACATCAGCCCAATAACAAACTCCATGTCAGTGAGGATCTCAATGTACGAGCGATTGCCATCTTCATTCCCGCACATATGACAGGCCCAATCCTCATCATACTCTGGATGCCCCGGATCACGTAGTATCCCCGTGAGTCGGTTCGCCGGAACCCTGTCATAGCACCTTTCGCACAGCGTCAGTCTGAATGTTTTACTCATTTCATGCTCCTTTCGTGAACTGTTATGCTGTATGTCGGATCGATCTGGAATCGGATCTTATCAAGTTCGGTATCAATCCGGCTTATGTCGTAAGTGATGGATTTGAGTTCATTGGAAATCGTGTCGTATCGATCATCGACCATAAGCACTGCGAATAGCACAGCTATCAGAACAACCAGATCCCCTATCAGTTCGGTCTTCTTTGTCATTCGGTTTCCTCCTTGTACCACTTCCTATGTTGTTGAACCAGATCGTCCCGGGTGAGTCCCGTATCAGAGAGAACACCACTCCAAAACCCTTGCGGAGCAGCATGTTCACGGGCATGACACCAGACACAGCCAGGCAGCGCGTCATCGTCATCGCCCTTGGTTGCCATGCCGCCTCCGTGGTGCATCGGAACTACGTCGAGTTCTCCAGGAACCGCGAACCTGCCACAGCACACACACTTCTGAGTTCGGAGCCACATCCGGTAGGGGGTGGCTCGGATCGTGGTTAGTTTAGGGTTTGGCCGTATCATACCCGAGACTCCTGGGCGGCGGGAACGAGCCGTTGAAAAAGTCGTGAAACAGTAGTTCACACCGACGAATGTACTTCCAGAATTCGCTTGCAGTCATGGTGTGCGTCTGTGCCATACGCTGTTTGCCGGGCCTGAGTTCGTCATCAACCATTCTAAGTTCCTGCCCAAGTACATCGTAGTGCATATATTCTCGGTTGCTCTGGCTGTCCACCAGGCCCGTCTCTTCCATGAAATGTGCTATCACCACCGCCCAATAGTAGGCGTTGGCGCCGAGAGATCTGCGATCGGTGTATTCCCTGATTTCGATCACGTGCCTACGGCGCCTAAGGAGTTTAACGGCTTCGCGGAACGCCACAGGGTGTTCCAAGTTCAGGTTGCCGTCTTTCGGGTTGCAGTAGAAGGTGTGCATCAGGTATAGGACTCCACTGTTGATTTCGCTTGGGCCAGTGCAGACAGGATGAATGCTACCACGCTCTTGCATATCATTCTGGATTCCGCATGCTCAAGTGTTGGCTCGGGTATGTTTGCAAATGCGGTTGCCAGATCGTCAACGTATTGTGTCAGTGCTTTCCTGTCCGGCTTCAATGCTTTCTGCCGTGCCTTGTCCTTGGCCTTCTGCTCGTCACGTTCAATCTGAGCACGCGCCGCGGCTTCGGCTGCGGCCTTGGCATCCTCTTCTGCCTTGATCTTGGCTTCGGCCTCCGCCTTTTCCTGTTCAAACGCCTTCCGCTCGGCCAGGAAAGCCGCCAACTCTGCGTCCAGCTGGCGTTGCCGTTCTGCTTGTTCCGCTCGTTCTTTCTGGAGACGAGCATCTTCAGCCTGCCGAACCGCTTCTCTTTCAACCTCTTCGGCAAGCCGCTTCGTATGTTCGGATTCGGCACGAGCAAGGGTATCGCAGTATTCTTCATTGCTCATCACTGCGAGGTCCATGTACGGCATGCTGACGCCGTACTTCACCAACTCTGCGATTCTGCCATCGATAATCGCACGGGCAGCTTCTTCCGCGAGTCTTGCCTGCTCTTTGATGTAATCTATGTGTTTCTGTTCCTCTGCCTCCAGCCGCTTTTCCTCTTCGGCCAACGGGCCGACAAGGCGGTTCTTCTCTCCGTCGCACGCCCGGCAATAGGCCAGGGCATCCTCCTTGATTTGTTTGTGGACCTTCACGATCTTGATGCGGGCTCTTTTGAGTTCTAGCCTCGCCTCGTGGACAATGGCCGCCTGATCCTTATCTGACGGATCGGTTACGATGAGATCCCGGTACTGTTCACACACCGCCCGGATTCTCTCATCCGACACCCCGTATGCGTCACGGAGTCCTGCCAGGTCCACGTCTCTAATACCGTATTCATTTGTAACCGCTGTAACCGCTACTTGCATTGTTCCCCCTTCCAGGTGTCCCCGAACAGGAGACGAACCTGCTGTTTCCGACGCTGTATCGTCGGTGTATTAGGGGTGTCGTCGAGCCTGAGCCACACCCGCTTCGCTCCTTCGCGGACGACAGTGCCGGACACCTGCCGTCCGTTGAGAGCTATCATTCCGATCTTGGGCCATTTCATCGGTTTGACTCCTTCAGTTTCTTGACTAGAACGGCCAGGTCCAGGCAGAACCGTTCCAGTTCCGCTTCCAAGATTTCGTGGAATTTCATGTCGGGGTACACGCGGACCACGAAGGCCGGGTTGGGTCTCCACCCTACACAGTAGCTCTGGAGATCCCAAGCGTCATATCCGGTCACGAACAGGTTTCCCTGTACCTGGGTGTAGTGCTCCTTTTCGAAGGCTTGTGGGCCGTTTAGAATGCGTTCTACCTGTATATCGGGTTGAGCGTCTTTCGTCTCAAAACCGATATTCAGATCGGGTACGAGTCCGTCCGGGCTGCAGTGATACATCTTGCGTTCGTCCCGGTAGCACATGCCAACCTGGACAATATCAACCCCGTAAATCGTGGCGTAATCGTTCCGGGCGGCGGATTCGTTCTCGTGGCCACGCTGCATGGCATAGTTGCTGTACGATGACGCCTTGCGCCCAGTCATGATTTCTCCGGCCATCGTCCACAGAAACTTCTCGCGTTGCTTGGATCTCTGGCCGGTTGTGGTTATTATCCGCGAGAACTCGGACGCGCCGGGATTCCCGACTCTGGCGGCGTCCCATTCAGGGCTGTTCTGCTCCCAATCTGTCACCATAATCATTTGCCGGCCCCCTTCGTTGTAGTCTGGTTGTAGGAAATTCGTGCTAACAGGTTCATGGCTGTCTCGTATTTACTCGCAGGCATCTCGGCGATCGTATCAACACCGAAATTTGTCATGAACCGCTGTTCGGTCCCGCCCAACTCCGTCAAGCGGGTTGATATATATTTGGCCTGCTCTGCGGTAATGGTTTCTAGGGGGTTCCCACCGTCATCGTCCATTTCCTTTGTTGCAAGGCCGGTGAGTGCAAGGATGGTGTAGCGTTCGAGGTATGAGACCGTTGAGCCTATAGCCTGAATCGGGTTCTTGTTGCCGGAGTTGTCGGGGGATGCGTGCAGGGTGGTGCTTTCACTGTGTCCCTGCTTGTGGGTGATGGTGCAGGTAACGGCCACTCCGCCGTCTCTTTGTTCCGTCTTCCAAGATGCCATCAGGCCCTGCTTCGCCAATGCGGATCCGATAGTTTCCGTGACGTTTGCCAGGGACGCATGGCGGTATCGCGTCGGGCCGCCGGAGCTAGTTGGGTAAGACACTTCTGCGTCTTTGATTATCTCTGGTGGGTTCTTCTTAAACTGGGCCATCGCGGTGACATATGCCTTGCGGGCCTCGTTGGCTTCCCACCGCTCTTGCAGGCCCATCATGTGCTCGATCTGGCTCAGATCGGCACCCTTCTGTACCATGATCCCCACAACATCCATGATGCTGGATGGGGTGGGGAGATTTCCGTTCTTTTCCTCCACGTGATCGTTCATTGTTCCTCCTATAAGGTTCTGTAATCAAAATGGGATGTCATCATCGGGCATGGTCGTTGGATCCGTGCTTGGTGGATCCGATCGTTGGGTTTTCTCTCCACAAAACTGAAACTCCGAAACGACAATCTCGGTGGCGTACCGGGTGACTCCGTCCTTATCCCATTTTCTTGTCTGGAGTTTCCCCTCTACGTATATCATATCCCCCTTGTGGAAATGCTCGTTGATAATCTCAGCGAGCTTCCGCCATGCAACGCACTTATGCCACTCGGTGCGTTCCTTTTTCTCTCCGGTTGTCTTGTCCGCCCAATTGTCCGACGTGGCGATAGAGAAGTTCGCAACGGCGGTTCCATCTGTCGTATACCTCGCTACCGGATCCTGCCCCAATCGACCCAGTAGCGTCACTCTGTTTACTCCCGGCATTGTTCCCCCTTTTCTGTTTGGGTTAGCGTTCGTTTTCTTTCTTAAAACACATCCGGATTTCCCTGTCAACATCTTTTTTTATATTTCATACATTTTCTACTTGACACATCGGATCGTCTCGGTGTAGGGATCTGTACAGGGTGAATTTCATGCTCGATACATAAAAAGGGGAGCGTATGAAACTGAACACAATAAAAATCATGCAAATGATGGAGGAGCAGGGCATCGATTCCGAGGAACTTGCCAGGAGGATCGGCATCAGTTCCTACGGGGTGGGGAGATTTCTGGCTGCACAGTCAACGAAACTCTCTACCATCGTTGGTATTGCCAAGGCCCTGGGCGTGGAAGACGCCAAGGATCTTCTAATAGAGTAAGCCCGGGGGGACGCATGAAAACGGACATATGGATGCCCGTCTACATAGGTGATTACATGGCTGATACCATGCACCTGACGACGGAGCAGCACGGTGCATATCTGTTGCTACTCATGGCGTACTGGATGCACGGCGGCCCCCTACCCGAACGACAAATCCCGGACATATGCAAGATGAACGGACCCGACAAGGACTTCAACATGGAAGTGCTCAGCGGGTTCTTCTCGATCAACAAGGGCGTCTGGACACACAAGCGCGTTGAGATCGAGTTGCGAAAGGCACGCGAACGGTGCTTGTCGGCGTCTAAAAAGGGGAAAAAAGGTGCCGTAGTCAGGTGGGGATATCGGGAAAAAGGGAGCCGTGGCAGAGCCATGGCACGGCCATGAGAACACCGAGGCCGATGCCTGGGCCGATGCTTGGGGCAATGCCTGGGGCAATGCCTGGGGCAATGGCTGGGGCAATGGCTGGGGCAATGGCTGGGGCAATGGCTGGGGCAATGGCTGGGCGATGGCTTAGGCATCGGCAAATCGATGCCACAGCTATCGCCCATTTGTGGTACATCCGCGAACGTGACGAAAATGGGCCGTCAGACGGGCGTCTCGCAATCCCAAGCCTGGCGCGGAAACGTATGCCTGGGGCAATGGCTGGGGCAATGGCTGGGGCAATGGCTGGGGCAATGGCTGGGGCAATGCCTGGGGCAATGGCTGGGGCAATGGCTGGGCGATGGCTCTTCACCTGCACATAATTACTAACATCCACATAACAACTTAATGGCACTGACTAGGATAGAGGTAACTAGCACTAGGGAGATGCCGGCGGCGGCGCACCCCGGCGTGCTGGAAGGGGGAGAGATGAAGGAAGATAAGATTGTCGTACCGCGTGAACCCGGTGGCTCGTTGTTGCCACGTAAAACATTTAGAGACGGGTTTCGGTACAGGTTGATGTCGATTCATCCCTGCGTCAGGGACACCCCGTTGAAGTTCAAGCTTGGATTTGCCCTGTGGGGGTTTGACATCTTCATTTGGGAGGTGCCGGTCCTAAAGTCGCTGATTGCTGCCAATGTTCTCGTGTGGATGTTGCTGTGGTGGGCGGTATGAATGGCAGGCATATCGAAATCTTGGCCCGTACAGCACGCTGTATGCCACTTTTAGCCATGATTGGCCGTGGCATGGTAGGGGAACATAGGCGGGATGCTTGCGTGTCCGTAGCGACGTCTCAGGGGCCTTGTGGGACGAATTTGACTCTGGGCCGCATCCCGTAGAGCGGTCGCGGGCTTGGAATGTGTTTGTAGGGCTGTTGAACGGGTGGGGGTGGTTTAATGATAACGCCGTACTTTGATACTGATGCCGGGCAAATATTCCACGGGAATGTCCACACCGTATTGCAATCGCTACCGGACGGTAGCATCAACACCTGTGTCACATCCCCGCCCTATTGGGGACTCCGAGATTACAGCACCGAGTCGCAGGTATGGGATGGCGATTCGGCATGCAATCACGAGTGGGGAGAAGAAAAGCTGAGGCGCGTCATACCGATATCAGATAAAACAGGGCTTCACAACGACGGAAGGAAGGTTCAAGTTACAGAGAAATATCGAGAAACGCTTGATTCAATGGTTCCGTCACCGTCCCAAGGCCAATTCTGCCGGCTTTGCGGTGCCTGGCGTGGTTCTCTTGGACTGGAGCCGACCCCTGAATTGTACGTCGAGCACATGGTGGAGATATTCAGGGAGGTCAAAAGGGTGCTGAGGGATGATGGCTGCATCTGGGTGGTCATTGGGGACTCGTATGCGTCTGGCAAAGGCTCTTGTTTTAATCCTGGCGGTGGTGACGACTCCTTAGATGGTCACGCCAAACTAAAAGACGCGGGCGCATATAAACTGAATCGGGGCAACAAGTCCGACCTTGCCAAGAGTGGGCTTAAACCAAAAGACCTGATCGGTATCCCCTGGCGTGTGGCCTTCGCCCTGCAAGCCGATGGGTGGTATCTCCGCTCTGCAATGCCATGGGTGAAACGATCTGCGATGCCCGAAAGCGTGAAAGATCGCCCAACATCTACCCTTGAGTATGTCTTTCTTCTGGCAAAGAATCAGAACTATCGATTTGATATGGGAGCCATACAGGTCAAGGCGTCACCGGATTCTCATAGACGCTATGCCCGTGGACGAAGCGAGGAGCACAAATTGGCAGACGGTGGTCCTGGCAACCAGACAATAAGCAAGGGATTCACTCACATGAAAGGCCGTGGTATTACACCGAAAACTGCGCCGGCTGGAAGTGGAATTAAGGCAAACGAATCTTTCCATGCTGCTGTCGGTGATCTTGTAGAATATAGAAACTATCGAAACACAGACATGTTCTTTCAATCCATATCCGAACCGCATGGAATGATCTTCTGCGGTGATGAGATGGTGGGTATCGATGTGAACCCAATGGGATTCCGAGAATCCCATTTTGCCACATTTCCACCCAAGTTGATAGAACCTTGTATCCTTGCCGGATGTCCCAAAACCACCGGAGTTGTTTTAGATCCATTCTTTGGCAGCGGCACTACGGGCCTGGTGGCGTACCGGCATGACAGAAAATTCGTTGGGATCGAGTTGTCGGAGGAGTATTGCCGGATGGCAGCAAGGCGCATAGAGCGCGAAACCCGGCAGTTGAAACTATTTTAGGATAAAGGAGATACGACGATGACAAGCGAAGAGGCACGAGTTTACAAAGCTGCCGTTGACCAACTAATCGACTCGATGGCTGCGGGAGCATGGCAAGACGGGCCCGCACCGAAGGACGGCTCTTGGATTCTCGGGCTCTTTCATGGACTGCCGTATGTGGTCAGGTATGATTCATGGGAGGTTGGAGGAGAGATGTTACCAGATGGGACAGGATCACCACCTGATGGCCATGAAAGCGGGTGGTGTTTGGCTGGCGACAATCTTCATGTCATGGACGAAGACGAGCCGGAAAAGTGGGCTCGGATCATTCATCCAAACCGACACATGCCGGCGTCATGGGACGGCCCCGGATATGAGCGTTAGGAAATGTACATTTGGGAAGTCGCATGGGGGCAAACAAGAACAGGGAGGGTGAATCTATGAAACCATACTATGAGACAGCCCTGGGCAAGCTTTTCCACTGCGACTGCCTTGAGATCATGCCGCAGCTTGAGCCGGTGGACTTGGTTATCGCGGACCCACTATATAACATTGGGGTCGCGGATTGGGACAGAATACCCGGGTATCACAAATGGATAGTAAGCATATTTCAGGCTACAGAGAAGGCATCGAAAGATAATGCAACACTGTGGTTTTTTCATATGGTTTTCTCTGAACTAGCGAAAATTCACACCATGCTCGAGGAGAAAACAAGCTACAGACATAAGCAGATGATAATCATTGACAAAGGACTCGGTTCGATTGCTGGCCGGTGTTCTATAGGTGCGATGAGGTCTTACCCCAAAGCAACAGAATACTTACAGTTCTATACGTTTGAAGACAGGACCGGAGCTAAACAACTGAGCGAAAAATACCAAAAAATAAATCCTATGGCGAAATACCTACGTGCTGAATTTAACCACGCTGGCGTGAGCAACAATTCTATAGCCGCGCTATTTCCATCAAGGACAGGTAGGATGACTGGATGCGTCCGTAACTGGCTTCTTGGTCTTAATTTCCCGACAGAAGAACAATATAACACAATACGAGCGCATTTGAATTATGAGTATCTTCGCAAGGAATATGAGGATCTTCGCAAGGAATATGAGGATCTTCGCTACACTTTCAATCTCCCAATGGGACACACGGACGTGTGGAACGACATCAATTTCTATAATGCCAAAGTCGATTCCCACGAAACACCGAAGCCGGTGACTCTCATCATGAGGATAGTTGAGACAGCCTCTATTCTTGGCGATACTGTGTTGGACCCATTCATAGGTTCAGGCACCACCGCCATCGCCTGCGAACGCCTCAACCGCCGTTGGATCGGAATAGAAATAAGCGAGGAATACTGTGAAATCGCAGCGAGGCGCATAGAGCGCGAAACCCGGCAGTTGAAGCTGTTCTGAGGAGGATGCCATGGACAGGCGCAAGGAAAAACGTGGGATCGACAGGCGCAAGGAGCCGAGATCGGTATCATGGTATCGGTGGTTGGTGAAGATCATTCGCGAAGTGCAGAAGTAAGGGAAGGCATGTGAGATGGAGTTGAGAGATTACCAAGAAAGGGCCGTCACGCTGTTACGCGAATCCATAAGGGATGGGAAAAGGCGTCCGCTTATGGTTCTACCAACAGGCGGTGGGAAGTCGCACATATACGCTCAGATCATTAAGAACGTCGTTGAAAACGGTAAGCGGGTGTTGTGGCTGGTTCATCGCAGGAACCTCGTGTATCAGATGAAAGACATCCTTGAAAAACACTTTGACGTTCATCCGGCCATGATTATGGCCGGGAAGCCAACCGACACCGACAACCCGGTACAGCTATGCACCATACAGACGTATAGCAAAAGGCTCCAGCTCGACGATCCGACGCACAACAGGTTTTTCGTGGATGCAGACATTATCCTACACGACGAGGCGCACAGGAGCATCAGCAAAACCAGCCAGGGGATACTCGCGATGTATCCGGATAAGATAATAAGCGGCTGCACAGCCACTCCGTTAAGGGCCGATCAAAGGGGGCTAGGAGAGGTCTATGACAACCTGATCGAGGTGGCCACCACGAGAGGACTGACCGAAGCCGGGTATCTCGCTCCAGCAAGGTATTTTGTCCCTGAAGAGATCGATCTGGACGGCGTGAAAGTTTCAATGGGTGATTATGTTGTCGGGGAGCTGGCGCGGAGAACGAACAAGCCGAAGCTGATAGGGAAGATCGTAGACAACTGGCTTGAGCATGCTGAGAACAGGAAGACGCTGGTGTTTTGCGTGAACGTAAAGCATAGCTTAGCGGTGAAAGAGGCATTTGAAAGGGCCGGTGTGAGTGCCGCGCATCTGGACGCCAGGAGTAGCGATGATGAAAGGGATCGGGTGTTCGACGAGATCGAGCGCGGGAAAATAACGGTTCTGTGCAATGTGGCTGTCTACCAGGAGGGTTTGGACGTTCCGAGTGTCGGTGCAATCGTGATGGCGCGGCCTACCAAGAGCATTGGACTCTGGCGGCAATGTGGCGGGCGGGGACTCAGGGTTAGCGAAGGACAAAAAGACGTTATGGTATTCGATCATGGCAACGTGATACACGAGAACGGGTTGCTCACCGATGATATCGAGTGGTCGCTGTCTGGTAAGGAACGGGCGTGGGCGAAGAAACCCGTGCCGAAAGAGAGGCAGCCTGCAAAGTGTTCCTTCTGCTTGGAAGTCTTTACTGGAACAAGAGTGTGTCCAACATGCGGTACGGAGCTGAAAACATACAGCAAGGACGTTGAGACGCTGGACGCGAAAATGAAAGAATTGAATGCCAAGAGCAAGCCGAAATGGGATGCCGCCGACAAGAGGCGTTGGTACGCTATGTTCAAGTGGCATTACGAGACGGTAGGAAAGGCCAAGGGCTGGAAGGAGGGATGGATTGCGCACAAGTACAAGGAGCGGATCGGGGTATGGCCTAAGAATATGAGCGGAGTTCTGCCAGTCGAGCCTGACAGGGAGTTTAGCAACTGGATGCGCCATGTGAACATCAAATGGGCGAAGAGGAGGACAGCGTGAATACAGAAGAGCGGACGACGATGCTGAAGGTTTTTGTGAACGGTATGGCGAAGTACATACTTGGTGAGCAAGTGGGGTATATGTACATAGCGGATTGTGAAAAGTCTCTTGAAGGCAGCCTGACATTCGATCCCGCTATACTCCAAGACGAGATTAGCAAGATATTATCCATCCTGCCGGACGAAGCGTTAATAACACACGTAATAAAATCAGCCGAGGAGGACACAGTGACTACGGACGAGAAAACGACGATACTAAGGGAGCTGGTGGAATCCATGACGAAAACCATCATGGGCGAGGGAGTCGGCTATATGTTCGTTGTGGTATCCGGTGTGGATGTGGTTACGAACAGAGTCAACATCGTTGGAAATGTGAATCTGCGGATGGAAATTCTCCGGGACGTGCTTAAACCGGCCATAGACAAACTGGTGGAACAGAAGAGTACCGCCATACCGACAAATGTAACGATAATGTGAGGCCGGGACATGATAGTCTACGATGAAGTTAAAGCCGACTCGGTGGGCAAATGGCCGTCTATACTAACTCATTTCGGCATTGATGTCGGTAACGGGCGGCACCAGGCATGTCCGATGTGCGGCGGGAAGGACAGGTTTAGGTTCGACAACAAGGACGGGACCGGAACCTGGATATGCAACCAGTGCGGAGCAGGCGACGGGATAGGGCTGTTGGAGCGGGTGTGGCAAACGACTTTTTCAGCTGTGTGCCAGAAGCTGGCCCCGGTTGTCGGGACGCTGCCGGAATCGGCCATGCAGGTTGAGAAGGCGATATCCCCTAAGATTCTCCGTGGGATGCTGGAAAAGGCCAAACGGATCCACACCAACAAGACGGGAGCCGGATACAAGTACCTGGTCAGCAGAGGTCTATCAGAGGCCATACCGGTCGGGTTGCGCTTCTCGAACCACGTATGGGAGCCCGAGACGAAGAAGGAACAGAGAGCGATACTGGCCATCTTCCAGGCCCCGGACTCCACTGGCGTCACGGTACACCGCACATACCTGGACGTTGATGGAAACAAACTGGCAATCCAAGCTCCCAAAAAGACTATGCCGACAGTCAAGCCCATGACAGGAGGAGCGGTACGGCTATATCAACTCGTGGACGGGATGCCGTTGGGGATAGCCGAGGGGATCGAAACGGCGATAGCTGCCCATATACTGTGGGGAGTTCCGGTATGGGCGGTCCTGTCTACAGCTCTCATGGGTTCGTTCCGGCCGCCCCCGGAGGTGACGCACATGATCGTATTTGGGGACAACGATCGGCATTTTGCGGGGCAACGGGCGGCCTATACGCTGGCAAACAGGTTGGCCACAGAGTGTAGCATCGTGTCCGCAGTCGAGATCCCCGATGTCGAGGGCGACGACTGGTGCGACGTGCTCAATAAGCGGACAATTTAACAAGGGGAGGCGAACAAAGGATGAGCGTGAAAATGGCAAAAACGGAAGCGTGCCAAGTGTTCATTGAACAGGAAATTGACGACGGACTCAAGCAGGGGAAAACGCCATACTCCATCGGCAGGGAGCTTTCGGCATGGGTTGAGAAGCTGTTCGAGGCGAAGATTAAGCCAACGACAATTGAGAAGCGAGCGGAGCGTCGGCAAGACGGGTTCCCGACAAATGTCGGGAAACAATCAAACAACGCAACATATTCAGATAGTTATGATTCGGATTCTATCACGAGCCCACCGACAGAGAGGGGTGGGAGAAGAGAAGGCGCCGGGCGCAAGCCCGAATCACACGGGTTTCGGACATCCTTCACCGGCAACAACGAGTGGTACACTCCCAAGCAATATGTAGACGCCGCCAGGCGGGTGATGGGAGGGATAGACTTAGATCCGGCAAGCTCGGAGCTTGCACAGAGGGTTGTCATGGCAAACGCGTATTACACCAAGGAGGATGACGGCCTTGCCAAGCCCTGGCACGGAAGAGTGTGGCTCAACCCCCCGTATTCACAGCCGGCAATAGCAGATTTCATCGAGAAGGCCGCGTGTGAACTCAGGAACGGCAATGTATCAGAGTGCATCATACTAACCCACAACTATACCGACACGGCGTGGTTCCACCTGGCAGCGTCTATAAGCTCCCGCATGTGTTTCACTCGGGGACGTATCAAATTTGTGGACCCAGAAGGGAATGTGGCCGCCGCACCGACTCAAGGATCTACATTTTTCTACTTCGGCAACGACAACGGCGGCAGTTTCGAGGAGGCTTTCAATGAATTCGGATTTATCGCGCACTATTATCGGGATCAACCCCATGCGGTGGGACTGTGACAAAAACGGATGTTTCAACAAGCTGTGCCGTCCCAAAATAGAAGCGTTTGCAGACTGCTTCCCTGGCCGCATCAACTTCGGGGATGTTGATGGTATAGTGGAGGTGTCGGGAAATATTCTGATGTTGGAATGGAAGAGAAAGCCGGGGATTCCAACGGGTCAACGCCGTATGTATGAGGCCATCACGATGAGGGACGGATTCAATGTTGTTTGTGGTGTCGGTAACGCGGAAACAATGCAGGTCGATAGTTTCACCTATTTCCACAATGGAAAGGAGTCTATGCCTGTTGCCGCGAGCCTGAACGACCTCAAATCTTACATGCGGAGATGGGCACTGTGGGCGCAGAAGTGTAGCTATCCGCCGAGATGATATTGAGAGGGGATGCGTAGATGAGGCCAAAGAACGAGATCGGATCATTGGACGGAGTGAAGCCGCGGAGCAAATACAACTCGCAGAGGACAAGGGTGGACGGGATCAATTTTGACTCGAGAAAGGAGGCTGATTTCTACATCGATCTGAAAACGAAACAGGAAGCGGGGATTGTCAGCCACTTCCATAGGCAGCCGGTGTTCGATCTACCGGGCGGAATAACCTATCGTGCCGATTTCCTGGTCGTTTATATCGACGGCACTTATGAGTACGTTGATGTCAAGGGCATGAGGACGCCGATCTATATCATGAAAAAGAAACAGGTCGAGGCGCTATATCCGGTGAGGATAAGGGAGGTGTAGAATGGGACTGAACAAATCCAACGGGAACATGTATCCGTATATCACGCACACGTTTAACGTGATCAAGGGCGCCTGCCCGCACAAATGCTCGTATTGCTATATGAAGAGCCTACCAGGCGAACTCAAACCGGTCCGTCTGGATCGTTCTGAGGTCAAAACAGACCTGGGCGCAGGCAATTTTGTATTCGTCGGATCCAGCTGCGATATGTGGGCTCATGAGATCGAGGCCGACTGGATACGAAGGACGTTGCTCAAATGCGGCACTCACCAGAACCGCTATCTGTTCCAGAGCAAAAATCCGCACCGGTTTTTGGAATTCGCCGAGTATCTGCCGCCGTCTGTGGTGCTAGCAACCACGATCGAGTCGGACAGGGATCATATCGAGAGCGGCGGTGCTGCAATCGATCAGCGGGTGGACGGCATTATCCGTGCAACCAGATCCGGGTATGAGGTGAGCGTGACTATCGAACCGATCATGGAAATATGGGATCTGTCGCGGATGTTGGAGATGATGGACGATATCAGGCCGGCATGGATCACGATAGGGGCAGACAGCAAAGGGCACAATCTACCGGAGCCCAGTGCGGAAACCGTCAAATTCCTGGCGACGGAACTCAAACGGCGGGCTCATCAGGTTATATTGAAGCGGAACCTCGGGAGGATCTGGAATGGTGACTGAGACTCACGTGAGGGACATGATAGGCAATCTGCTGTGGGTGGAGCCGCACTCGGGGCATATCTACTCGCCTGAAGAGTCTTTCGGGTTGGACGGCAGCAACTACGTCGTTGAGCGCGTCGCCCTGGTAGATCACGTGCAGCATATCAACGTGAGCGTGATGGGATGGACCCGGGAATCCCCGGGTCCGGTTGTCAGTCGTGTCGGATCGACGCGATCACCATGCGGATGCCCGCGATAATCGCCTCCTGAGTCGATCTATACGGACCGTCGATGATGGCAAGCTTCAGTTCTCTGTACAGATCGATCGGGATTCGGCAGGTGAAAGCCTGGGTGGTTTTCATCGCCCCTCCTGCGCGAGACACAGCTCTGCGAACTGAACGACGGCGTCCTTGTCGATATCGCCCCATCGCTCGCGATTCTCGCAGCTCGCGATGTACTGCTTCAGCAGGTGGATCCGGGACGTATCAACGCGAAACTCTCTCGGCCGATGGTAGCCGAGGCCCGAGATGAACCGCAATTCGTGGTTGGTTCCATACATCTCATGTTGTGGTAAACTCAAATTGCACCTCCTACATGTGTGAAATAAACGTAATTGCCACCGCTGCCACGATGGCAGCCATACAGCAGATGTCAACCAATATCCACAGCAGCTTTTGCATTGCTTTCCTCCTGTGTCTTACGCTCGCACTCAGGGCATACAGCCCACTTCACACGATGGTATCCGCCGCCCCGGCGGCGCTTTTTGATCAAATAGTGCGTCGGCAGGCGGCGATCCGTCCATGTTCCGTTATGCATACGGAGCCGCAGGCAATTCGCGCAGGTGACTATCATGCTACACCTCCGAGTTAATCTCAAAACACCATCCCGTCTGTTGACTCATTCTCTTTTCTCCTTTTCCCCACATAAATTATTTGAGGACGTGATGATACGCAATTCTCTTTCCCATAATTGATCGAGATAGTTGAATATCATAATATGTTTCTCAACATCCTCTTTGTCTGTTAAAACAGTTCCGGTTGCTTCTTCTGGTGATGGAAGATCACATTCTTCCAAATCATCCGGGCTTATTCCGAATACTTGCCTATTAAACATTACTACATTATATTCGCCGGTGACATTGACTGTCATGGTGCCATCTTCCTCATAAGAGTAAAGAGTGACCTTATTGTCAGATTTTTTCAACCGATATAGATTGTACGGAGGGAACCTTTTGCATAAATCCTGAATTATTTGAGGACGTGATGATACCCATTCGTTCCACGCCTTTTCTTGTTCTTTGCTCCATTCGATCACTTTAGCCATTTCCTTCTCCTTTCCTTGCCCCCGCGAGGGGTATGACTTCCAGTAGTCTTGAAAGACTTTGCGATTGATAATCGCTTGCTTCTGTGATTTTATAGATTTTCATTTGATAAGCGTTCCCCACTGTTCGGCCATTGCATCAGCGACACCCTGGAATGTCCTGCTACGCTCTTTCTGGTTAGTTTTGGCGTACCACTTAGAATTTGAAGTTTTCCCATATCCACGTTGCATCTGTCTTTCCGTCCTTGTGTACCGTTCTCCATGATTTGATTTAGTATCGGTGGGTTGTAGAAGCGGTAAATTCTTTAACCACAGACACGTTCTTTTTGATACTTCATGACCGAACATCCACGGCTGAATAATTTGGTTGTAGCGTTGGAGTTTTGCGTATCGATGCGGCAGTGGGTTCTCTACCGCACTTTTCATGATAGGTGAGTTTAGAAACACGTCAAAAAAATCTTTTGCCGCTAACATCAACTCCCATCTTTCTGGCCTTGAGTGAAGGTAGTGCGCCCCAGGAACACATAAATAAGTGCATGGCGGATGGGCAATCATCAAATCCCAACCGTCATTGAGTATTTCCAAAACATCACCTTGAATATGTTGTCCCGGAATTTCAGTCGGGAGTAAATCACAAGACCAGGCATCATGGCCCTTGGCCTTGAATGCTTCCCTGACTATTCCCGAAAATTCACAAGCAATCAGAACTCTCCCCATGTGATCTCCTCTCCTTGCCCCCTCTTGTGGGCGTTGAATAAAAAAAGGCGCACTCCTGATTTCTCAGGAATGCGCCTTCGGTTTGCCCCCTTGGGGGGGCGGTCCGGTGGTTATATTATACTAGCGGTCGTATCGAGCTTGATACAACCGCATGGCCTCTATGAGGAACGCCTTGTCCTTACGCAGGGCGTCCTCAATTTGACGCCTCCGATGGGCCAACTCGTCGGCCTCAATCTTGCAACCCGGACAGTCCGGTGTCCAGGTTGCACCGGCGTGCCCGGTGCAGATGTGCGCACCGGGCGGGGTAAATAAAAAGGCGTTCATGCCGCCACCTCCAACTTGCCTCCCTGCCGGACGAGGGAGGCAATCTCTTCGTCCCAATTGTCAATTATGTCAGTGGCATTACCACTGACATCAATTAACATGCCGACGTCCCGGTCAGACCGGGGCGGCATGGCTATGAAGTCCGTTCCGGGCACCGTGAAAAACGGTGCCTTAACCCCGTTTGAGGACGCCAGACATCGGCGGACCTCGGGGACGTCTATGTCCACGCCGTGACGTCGTGGACATACCTCCCCCTTTGACCAACTGAAAACGCCAGGAAACTCCTGGCTGGTACTACACCAGTACCTCCATATGGTCCAGGCCAAAGCGTCGTCGTACTGGCACGCCGGTACTTCCGCCGTGCCGACCCATGCCCACCATGGGGCGGGCATGGTGATCTGCCTGCAGCCCGGAGAGGCGAACCCCTCCAGGGGTGCCTCAGGGGCGTCGGCCTTCTCGTCCAGAATTGGCTGGACGATGAGGGGGTTGAACGGGTCACTTCCGTGCCCCTCAAAAACCACAAAGCTCCCTACCGGGTAGCTGAATGGTATTGCGTCATGCCGGAATCCCGGCATGATCTCTTCCTCCCTGGCTACCCACTGCCGGGTGCCAGAGAGGCCGGTTCGGGACGATCTGACAACCGTCCCGAAATCGAATTCCCCTCCAGTAATCCGGGCGCTTGCCCGGAGTGCGTTAAAATCCCTTCTTACTATTCTCATTTTCCTCTCCTTTCCCTGCCCCTGCGAGGGGGCTTTGATATGAGTTAGTTATCCGCATTCACATGAGCGACTTTCTCTGCGTCGCTCATGTCACGTGTTATAGAGTACGTGACATATGTTCCGATGAAGATGTACGCGTCGTTCTCGTGGCTGTACTCGTATATCCTCTCGTATGCATCATCAAATCTGTACATGTCTCTCTCCTTTTCCTTGCCCCCGAGTGGGAGCGTGGGGGTGACGATCCAGTCATCAATCGTCCCCTCTGTCGGGTTGCCGTCGGCGTCAGTTGAAGCACCGCCAGCAGCGGCTACCATGGCTTCCCAGGCAGCCGCTGGCGTGGCACCTTCCCACACCCCAAAATCCGTCCCGTCTCGGGACTCAATACTGTATTTCATCTTCCTCTCCTTCCCTTGCCCCCGCGGGGGGGCGTTGACGTGATTGGTTGCTTCCATGCCTATACGTAGTCGCAAGCTGCGTGCCAACAACGCCAAAAAGACGAAAAAAATATCAACGCTCGTAAGCGCTTGATATCACACGCAATCCGGTTGACACAGAAAACCCGCGACGTCCGCAATCGCTGCTCCCGCATGCCGGAAGTTCACGGACGTGAACAATTCGGTTCGCGATTTTGAACCGTCACGAAGGGGCTTGTATAACGTGCTGTAATCGCACGCAATACCATTGCCGTGCAGATTCACGTTTGTAAACAAAGCGGTTCAAGATTCTGAACGATGATACCGTGGTATCACGATGCGCATATAAGCTGCAAGCCACAATGGGGTGTAACATTTTGGTGTTGACAACCTGGGTGGGTTCGTATCATGCTTAATACGCTTGTTCCTCCTATATTCCCGTCGTGGCTCCCCGGGCCGAGAGCCGCGGCGGGATCAACGACAAGGAGATCCATCTGGTGGATAGTTCATCACACTCCCCCCACAAAAATATCACTTTCCCCCCCACTAAAAGACAAAGACGTACTAAACGAAGCGATAAAAAGCCACTAACAGAAAGAGAGAAGCATTTCGTTCGAGAGTACCTTCTCGACTTAAACGCGGAAAGAGCAGCAATTTCGGCAGGATACGCAAAAACAACCGCCGCTAAAAAAAGTTACGGCTGGGTTGGCATGCGAGGGGACAAGCCAAATGTCGGCCTTGCAATAAAAAAAGCGATGGATAAACGGGCCGCGCGAATACGGATTTCCCAGGACGCCGTTGTCCAAGAGCTCGCAAAGATAGCCTTTTTGGATCCGTCCGCTCTCTTCGACGCAGACGGGCGGGTGATCCCGATACAAAAGCTGCCGAAAGAAGTTGCCGCCGCGATTGCCGGCCTGGATGTGTCTCAATCTGGCGATGTGACGACGACAAAAGTCAAACTGAGCGACAAAAAAGGGGCGCTCGAGCTGCTCGGGCGTCATTTGCACATGTTTCTCGACAAGGTCGGCATCGGGTCGATCGGGGCCGATGGCGAGCTGACGGACAGGGTTATGATCGAGTTCGTGACGCCGCCGGTCCACAAGGGGGACTGATGAAATACGACATCGACGACATCATGCGCGTCTACACGAGCAGAGCGGTGTACAGGCGCGTTGGCTGGTACTCACCGGAGAATCCGGTGGGCGATGACGTGGTGGTTAGAGACGCGGCCATGTACGACCCTAACGGGGACAACGTGGATAACCGCGACCTTTATATGCGGGACAAACTCAGACGCGGCGCACAGGAGGACTGATGAAACCGATAACCCTTGCTCTATTTACGTCAGGCCTCGCACTGATTTGTGCTTTTATTGCAATGATAATACAGGTGGTGTTTTTGCTGGCTGTGTCTGGTGCAATACCTGGTGTTCAGGTGGTGAGAAACCCGGCCACAATGTTACACCCGTATGAATTACGGCTAAAATTAGAGCCGCAGCCTGAAGGGAGTTGAGCGCTATGGCAGGCGTAGTATATGCGCTGGAGTATAAATATGAGTTCGTGGACGGCTCGCCGGTGCTCCACTACAGATACGAAGGTGGGGTCGTCATCGGCTATGCACAGCCCAAAATCGTTATCGATCCGGTGCTGCTTCCCGAGTGGCATGCCGGTTTGGATACGTACATAGCGGCCATCGAGTTCGCAGATGCTCCCGAACTCGTAGATCCGATTG